GCCAGCCTGGATCTTCCTGGCGTAGTCCGCCCGGCCGGGTTGCCAGTCGACGGAGAGCACCGCCGCACCGGTGGCGGCGCAGGCGTCGAACTGCTCGTCCGTGTCGGCGAGCGAGACGACGAAGAGGAGGCGGGCGCGGTCGGTCGTGTCGGCGAGGCTTTCGGCGAGCGGGGCGGCGTTCCGGGGCCGGTTCAGCACCGGGACGATCACGGCGATGTCAGCCACGGTTACTCGGATTCGCGGGCGGCTCGATCGGTTCGAGTCTTCGGAAAGGCTCAAGGTTCAGCGATCCGATGCAGCCGCCGACGGTTTCTCCGGTCTCTAGGTTCTTGAGCGTCGCCGTCGGAGATGTGGCGTAGTGAAGTACCTGCCAGACCTTTCCGTCGGGTCCGAGGTAATACTCGAAAGCCTCGGTTGGTGGAATACGGACGCTCACGTCAGCTCTCGAATCCCGGCCCCAGCGCGTAGCTGTGACGCACCGGCCGAGGCCGGGGTTCCAGAGCGACGAGAGGAACGGTGCGTCACGATCGCGGACGCTAGCAGAAACCCCGGAGCCGGTAAAGGGGGAGAGGCCGCCTCGGCGAGGAGACGGCCTCTCGTTCCGGGGATCTTGCCGTCAGCGCCGAGGAGAGTCAGCGCGTCGCCGCGAATCCTAGCGGGAGCAGCGGCCGCCCGTATGGACGCCGCAGAACCCGTCCGGCCCGGGACGGTTCAGGCAGGGGCGGCCGCTCATCGAGACGCAGCCGCACTGGCCGCGGCTAGGTTCGAGCCCGGACGGCTGGGTGCGGTGGAGTTGTTGGCGGCGGCCGGCGTCGACGGCGGCGCGGAGCGCGAGGCGATCCTGATGCTCGAGCCTCACGCGCTAGTCCGCTTTGCTCCGGGCGGGCGGCGCCTTCTCCGGCGGCGGCAACCCCAACGCGCCGCCGAGCGCCTCATCGAACGCGCGCCGCGACGGGGCGTTCACGACCGCCGCGAACTTGCCGCGATCCTCGGCGTAGGCGGGCCGGCCGATCCGGGCGCGCGGAACCGAGACGACACGGCGCTGGGTCATCGCGAGACGGAGGTGCCCTGAACCGGGCCGGTGAAGGCAGGCCGGGACGTCCTAGGAACCCAGTCTGCGTGCTCTGATGCCAACCAACGGGCAACGGCGGTCATGCAAACCTCCGTCTCGCTGCACGGCACTATAGCTACCAGCCGATCCTTCCCTGCGGCACCGACGCCGACCCCGAACCCTTCCGGCCGCGCGTCCAGTTCACCGCCTGCGTAAACATGTCCACCAGGTCGTCATGCTGGCCGTTCGGGAACACCGCGCACTGCTCCACCAGATCCTGCGCGAACGACGGTGTCATCGCCTCATTGTAACCAGACGGGTTCTCGGGGGCCGCCTGCCCCGGCAGGAACACGTTGCCCGCCTCCAACGCCGGCTCCGCCGCCTCCGCCCGGAGCTCCTTCGACACCGACGCCACCACAGGGACGACACCGCGGATCTCGCGCTTCAGCTCCTCGATGATCTCCACGCCGTTCGCGGACTTCTCGATCAGTACCCGCATCGGCACACCCGGCCAGTGGCCCGCGGCGTAGTCGGTCATCGCGCGCATCGCCGCTTTCGTCGCGGACAGCCCCATCCGGTCGTGGCGGACGGCGAGGAGCCACAGGTCGGCGCCCGCCTGCCCCCACAGGCCGCCGGCGACGAAGTCGGAGCGGGCGTGGTCCTTGAACGACGTGTCCCACGACTGAACGAGCGACGCGAACCGCGGCAGCGCATGCAAACCGTCGTCCTCGAGGAACGAGCGCGGGAAGAACCTCCAGCCGGACCGTTTCAGGATGGCGCCTTCGCGGGCGGCGGGCCGCTGCTGAAGCTGCCCGGCGGCGCGGTGCGCGCCGAGGACACGGACGCGCTGCTCATGCTCGGCGGGCCCGACCCGCTCCGGCATCAGCAGGTCGCCCGCTTCTTCGCGCGGGTCGCCGCGCCAGGCGTACGGATGCGCCGGCTCGTACTCCTCGGGGAGGCAGAGGACTTCCCAGCCGCCCTGCTCCAAACAGTGGCCGGCGAGGTCGCGTTCGGCGAGCCGCTGCTGGATGATGACTTCGCTGCCGGTTTTCGGGTCGGCGAACCTCGTCGAGATGGTGCCGTCGTGCCACTCGGCGACATGCGCCAAAGCGGCGTCGGAGGTGACGGCGCCGGCGTTGATCGGGTCGTCGACGAGGATCCGGTGGGCGTGGCGGCCGGTGCCGCCCGCGGTGCCGCCGATCGAGCCGGGCGACGTGGCGTAGCGTTCCCCGCCGGCGGTGTTCGCGTAGGAGCGCTTTAGATCCTGGTCGCGTTTGAGCTGCACCTGCGGCCAGCGGGACTGGTACCAGCCGGAGCGGATCAGCTCCCGCGACTGGACGGCGAAGCGGGTGGCGAGGTCCTGGTCGTAGCTCGCGGTGATGTACCGGAGCCACGGCTGCCCGGCCCATTCCCAGGCGGGCCACATGATCGAGACGACGGTGGATTTGCTCGAGCCGGGCGGCACCCAGATCTGGAGTTTCCGGATCTCGCCGGCGCTGACGGCTTCGAGGTGCTCCGAGATCGCGTCGATGTGCCAGCCGGCCTGGTAGGCGGTGTTCGGCCAGACGTGCGGCCAGGCGGCGGGGACGAACAGGCGGAGCGACCCGGCGAGCCGTTCGGCTTCGTCGGCGAGCGTGATCCCCTCGGCGGCGCGGCGGAGCTCGGCGACCCGTTCGAGCCCTTGCGTGCGGAACTCTTCCAGCAGCGCGCTCATACCGTCGCCGCCTGCCGCTTCGCCTGCCGGTACTTCCGCCACCGTTCGTTGTGTGCTTCGCGGCATTCGTCGCAGCGGCATCCGTTCGAGTAGCCCGCCGCGTTATGGACGCTCACGTTCGGGCTCTTACGGCGGCGATGACGGGCGGCGGCGGAGGCGTCCTTGCATTGCTGGCAGCGGCAGCCACGGGCGTTGTAGGCCGCTTCGGTGCCGTGACGCATCGACGGCGCCGGGCCTTTCGGGCCGCGCCTGACCGTCAGATCGACCTCGCCGGGATCGTCGACCACGTTCGCCCGTTCCCGTAGCCGCTGCTGAACGAGCGCCCGCAGCACAGCGCGGTCTTCCGCGTTCACCCTGCCGCCTCCGTCAGCTCCACAGCCTCCCCGTCGACAACCTCACCCGCGCCGAGCTCCGCCACGAACCGCTCCAGCAGCGCCGGGTCGCCGCCCAGCACCCTGGCGGCCGCGTCGAGCATCCGGGACGCGAGCTCGCGCCGCTCGACCTCGAGCGTCACCTGCACGTTCACCGTCGTACCGCCGGCGCGATCCGGGTCGGCGAAGTCCTCCGGGTTCCGCCGCTTCAACATCTCGAGCGCCGCCCGCCAGTCCTTCTTCGCGCCCTCGTCCATAGCCTGCACGCCGGCGACGATGAACTCGGCGAACGCACGGTCGACCTGAAGCGCGAACGAACGGTAGGGCTCGCGTCCGTCTGGCTTCCGGCCGAACTCGAGCCAACGCTGGAACGTCCGCTGCGCGATCCCGCACGAAACCGCCGCGGTCCCGCCGGGAACGCCGATGCGGATCCGGGTCAGGATCTCCTCGCGCACCTTCGGCGGGATGCGCTCGAGCTTCGAGACGCTACCGACCGGCTTGGGCCGCGCGGGTGGAGAAACGCCAACTACGCCAGAGGCCACGGCGGGGAGTTTAGCCACCTCTCGCGACCCTTCGCCACACGGGGACTTTGTAACACTTTTCGCCCTGCTGGTTTACTTGCGCACTCAATGTAGACCGTTTACCGATGTGTACCGTATTTTCCCTGTTTCTTCCACGTACGTACGCGTTGGGGAGGAACAGGGCGTTTACCGTATACATCGGTATACCGATGGCTTGGTTGAGCCAAATCGTCATTTCAGCTCTTCTTGCCCGTTTTCGACGCTGAGGCCGTTCCAGCCTCGGCCGGCGCGGCTGGTGCTGCGTTCGTAGCCGCGTTCGGCGAGTCTTCTTCCGAGACTTTGTGACGTTATTGGTTCGAGCCCGTTGGCTTTTGTCCAGTCGCGGTAGGCGTCGTAGAGGTCGGCGGCGAGGCAGCGGTGGCCGTCGCCGGTGTGGCAGCGGTCGGCGATGAAGTTGCCGAGTTCGTCTTGGTCGGCTCGGTATTCGTTGGTGGCGGCTCGGACGGCTTCGGGTTCGGCTAGGCCGTCGTTTTGCCAGGCGGCGCAGCCGTCGAGGGCCCAGTTGAGGATGCCGGGGAGCTCGTTGGCGAGCTTCTCTTTGAGCTGTTCGTCGCGTTCGGCGGGCGGGATCGTTTCAGTGAACGGGACGAGCCGGATCCTTCGCCAGATGGCTTCGTCGGTGCCGCGAATTTCGGGTTTGTGGTTGGTGGCGAGCCAGGGTGTGAATTGGGGTTGGAATTCGAAGTATTCTTGGCGGAGGTAGCGGGCGACGAGGGTGTCGCCGCCGGTGAGCCGTTTGATGAGGGGTTCGTTGAGGCGGCGGCCTTCGCCTATTTCGGTGGCGGCGACGAAGCGGGCGCCGCGGAGGCGTGCGACGTCGTTGGGGATGCCGTCGTGTTTGGCGAGGAACGTTTCGGGTGGGGCTTGTTGGCCGTAGTCGCCGAGGAGCGCGCGGATCGTTTCGAGGAAGGTGCTTTTGCCGTTGGCGCCGGAGCCGTAGAGGATGAGGAGTATTTGGGCGGGGTTGCCGCCGGTGAGGCTGTAGCCGACGGCGCGTTGGAGGAAGCGGCGGATGGCCTGGTCGGGGAGGACGCGTTCGAGGAACGCTGTCCAGGTGGGCGCTTCGGCGTCGGGGTTGTGCGTGACGGGCGTCTGGCGGGTGATGAGGTCTTCGCGGCGTGCGGGTCGGTGGTCGCCGGTGCGGAGGTCGATGGTGCCGTTGGTGGCGTTGAAGAGCCAGGGGTCGGCGTCGAACTGGTCGGGCCGGACGGGGATGAGCGGTTCGGATCGGGCGAGGTCGAGGCTGCCGCGGATTCGGCTGGAGCGTTCGGCGGCGATGATCCCTTTGATTCTGCGGGCGCGTTCGTCGCGGTCTTCGATTTCGGTGGCGCGGTGGAGGAGCCGGCGGAGGATTTGTTTGGCGAGGTGTTCGGCGTGTCCTTCGACGTCGGGTTCCCAGCGGCCGCCTTGCCAGATGAGCCATTGTGCCCAGGGGTGGCAGTGGCGGAGGTTGCGGCCGTGTTTTTCGATGAGGAGTTCGGCGCAGGTGAGGTCGGTGATGGCGCCGTGGTCGAGGCGTTGGATGTCGGGGCCGGGTTCGTCGCTGAGGAGGCGGGCGAGGTCGTCGTCGCTGATGGTCACGGCTTTGCCGGCGCTCCGTGTTTGGCGCATTCCCAGTTTTCGCCTACGGCTTTCATGGGCCAGTAGCAGGTGGGGCACGGTTTGGGGTCGATCGGCGGCTTCTTTTTGAGCCGCTGCACGATCGGCCTCTGTGTCACGGGATCGCCTCGTAGGCTCGCCGGCCGAGGATCGCCTGCTGCTCGTCGCAGCGCGCTTTCAGCGCGAGCCGTGAGCTGCGCTCGGCCTCGAGGGCGGCGGCGAGCTCGAGGGTGCCGTGCGCGACGGAGCGGGCGTCGGCGAGGCGTGGGTCGCCTTCGCCGGGCGGGTCGTAGTAGGTGCGTTCGAGGAGCTGCCGTGCGCGGCGGGCGGTTTCTTGTTCGGCGGCGGTGAGGGCGGTTCGGGCGGGTGCTGCCGTGTCGCTCATGGACTGCTCCTAGCGTCTTGGGGTGCGGGCCGGGAAGGCGTGAGTTTAGCGCGATACGCGCAGCGATGCTACGGCGGGGAAGAAGGGCGTCGACGGGCTCTCGGCAGGCTTCCCGGCCCGGCGCTAGGAGGCCCGCCGACGCGGTCACATCCTACCCGCTGCGGGCCTGTTTTACGCATGGTTCATGCGAGCAGGCTGAGCTGGGAGAGCCGCCTGGCCGCAAGCGCGCAATACTCCGGGTTCAACTCGATCAGGACCGAACTGCGCCCGTGGCGACGCGCAACCAGGGCGGTGGTGCCGCTTCCGCCGAACGGGTCGAGGACGGTGCCGCCTTCGGGGCAGCCGGCGAGGATGCAGCGGCGCGCCAACTCCTCTGGGAAGACGGCGAAGTGCCCCTCTGAGTACGGCTGCGTCGCGATCTCCCACACGCTGCGAACGTTCCTTCCACCATCCTGCGAGTAGTGGCCGAATGTCTCCGAACCGAGACCTTGCGTTCCGACCCCATTCTTTGTCTGGTTCGGCACCAGAGCTGTTCGTCGCGCACGGCGATCAAGTCCCGCTTGTAGTGCGTGTGGACCGTTGACGCCGCGAGTCATCCCGGGCCCGCGGTCGGGCCCAACTGCAGACTCGCGCACGGCCTCCTGGTCGAACCAGTACCGCGGCTGCTTCGACAGCAGGAACACGTACTCATGCGCCTTCGTCGGCCTGTCCGTCACCGATTCCGGCATCGGGTTCGGCTTCGCCCAAATGATGTCGCTGCGGAGATACCAGCCATCCCCCTGGAGCGCGAACGCGACCCGCCACGGGATGCCGACGAGGTCCTTCGGCTTGTGACCATCAACGTAGCCGACGCCATTCTTGTTACTGACGCCACCGTTCTTTACTTCGTTGCCAGCACGAAACCCCGATGCGTTGTGGCCTGCGTACGAGTCGCCGAGGTTCAGCCAGAGCGTCCCGTCGTCCGTCAGCACCCGCCGCACCTCAGCGAACACCGCGACGAGCGAGGCGACGTACTCGTCCGGCGTGGACTCCAATCCGAGTTGCCCGTCGTGGCCGTAGTCGCGCAGGCCCCAATACGGCGGACTCGTTACCGCGCAGTTCACCGAGCCTTCCGGCAGCCCGCGCAGCACGTCGAGAGCGTCCCCGTTCCAGAGCGTGAAATCGCTGTCCTCGACGTACGGGGTCACTAGACGAGCACCAGCTGCTTCTCGCGTGCCTCGTCTGCGTCAGCCAGGCGCACGTTTTGCATCCCTGTAGCGCTTCTGATTCTCCCGCCGACACACGAGACAGATCCGTGCGTTTTTCGCCCTATCCATCGCAGTCGTTTCGGGTCTGTACTCATGACCGCGCGAGCAATGCGTACGCTCCCGCCACCGCGCTCCCGGACCTCCTTTGAGTCCACGTTCGCGCCGACGTTTACGAGCCGCCTCCGCAGCGCATACGCGACACATCCGATGACCAGCAGCGGTCGTGTAGGTGTTCGCGGATGTCCGCGGATGTCCGTGAATACACGTCGGCCGGAGAGACGACTCATTGAGACGCGCGTGCTCGGAGCGTGTAAGGCATCTGAGATGGTCTGGATTGATGCAGGATGGGTTGGCGCAGGTGTGGTGGATCTCATGGCGCGGGGTACTTGGAATCGGTCCTACGAACAGCCGGTAGGAGAGGCGATGCGCGTACTCGCGCTGGATCTTTCCATCTCGCTTGCCGAGGTAGACGAATCGCATAGCCGTCAGATCGTCGGTTGCCCGAGTAGATCCAGCAGCCGTCCTTGCTCTTCGTGTGCGCCGCTAAGAGCCGCTGCCGAAGTGAGTCCTCGAGAGTTGAGTTCACGCGCGAAGAATGCTACCGCAAAAGCGTCGTAAGGATCTGGGTACTCCCACTCTTCTGGCGCTCCGAGCTCGATACACCGCCCGGCGCATTCCTCCTTCGTGGCGTTCCCTTTCAGCCCGAGTCCTTTCCGCCAGTCTCCCGGCGAGACATCCCACACCGGAAGCGCCGCCGGCAGCGAGACGAGCACCGCGCCGAAGACGGGGAAGAGCGCCGCCGCGGACGGCATGAACCGTGTCTTCGGCCGTTCGATCGCGGCGAGATACACGTCGTCGTAGAAGCCCGAGCCTAGCGTCGCCATCGCGGGCGCGACGGAGCGGCAGCGCTCGAACGAGGTGGCGCCTTCGAGCGGCAGCCGTACCCATTCGGCGCGGTTGGCGGTTTCGTCGAGGCGTACCAGGTCGATGGCGTGGCTCGAGAGGTCGATGCCGACGACGACGCTCATCTAGAACCCCGCTTCGAGCAGCTTGTCCCAGCCGGTGTCCTGCGAACTCTCAACTCTCCCGTTAGAGTCGAGGTCGGCTGCCTGCCATACCCGCATCCGGCCGCGGTACCGCGCCAGGCCGAGGTCGCGTAGCCGCTTCAGCACCGCGTTCCCGTCGCGCCCGCAGTAGACGCAGCGTTCCTCGGCGCTGTGCGCCCAGCGGCCTTCCTTGAGCGCGTGGAGGTGGGCGCCCGCTTCGCTCGGCTCGAGTCCGTCCGTCCCGGCGCGGCGGAGCGCGTCGAGCACCACCTGCTGCCGGGGCTTCAGCTTCGGAATAGCCTCGACCTCTACCAGAGGGATCTGGTCGTTCATCGCCGCAGCCTCGGGTGAAGCAGCGCCGCCGGGACGACGGCGAGCTCGGGCGCGGACCCGATCGGCCGGGCGCCCTGGAGGTCGGCGTAGACGGTGTTCGGCGTCGAGACGCAGATCACCCGGAACGTGTCGTCGAAGCGACGGGCGACGTCCGACGCTTCGCTGATGGCGGCTCGCACCCGGCCGGCGCGGTGAACGACGAGCCGTTCCCCGTCGGCGTTCTCGAGCGTGACGATGGCGCCGTAGCGTTCGCCCTCGGTGCCGCCCATCGGCATCGAGTGAGGCAGCCGGGCGTCGTAGCATGAGCGGCAGAAACGGACGCCTGCGCTCGAGACCGCGGTGCCGCAGCTTTCGCAGAGGTGGTCGGTGTGGCGTTCGGCGACGGAGCAGGAGCGGCAGATCGCGGCGTCGCGGTGCTTCGGGCCGCCGCAGCCGGGGCAGATTTCCCGGTCGGGCTGGATCACCTTGCGGGCGTTATGGCAGCCCATGCAGAGGAGCGATCCTTTCGACATGGGTCCGCCGCATTCGGGGCAGGGAGGCTGCGGCTTACGGAGTCTCATCTCAGCCCGCACATCCCTGCGGTGCCCCATTCCCGCCAGCTGCTGCCGTCGCGGAGGTAGACGAGCCAGGCGCGGTAGAGCTGCTCCCGCGGCGGCCACTGCGACGCGCGCCCCTGCCCGCCGACGCTAGCCCAGGTGTACGGGGTGAACTGCATACCCCCGCTGTATCCGTTGCCGGTCTCGTCTGACCAGGCGCCTTCGTGGTCATGGATGCAGACCGCCTGCGCGAGCCACCACGGCGGCGCGTGCCAGTCTCGAGGCATCGGCCCGTACCGTTGGGCGCTGGCTGCGATCGGTGTTAGGAGCGCGAGAAATGCAAGTGCGACGGTTGCTTTGCTTCCACGTCTCAATCACCCGTTCCCTTCTGGCGACATCCGGGCATCGGAGCCCGGCTGGGCTGGCGCAGCGGAATGCGTGCGCCTCGGTTTTCGGTTGTGCGGGGAGTATAAACGTGGTCATAGCTCACTGCCTTTCGCGACGGCGTAGCCGATCGCGGCGGCTGCGCCGGCGGCTATCGCGAGCAGGGATGCGGCGGCGAGCAGTAGGGCTTGGCGGCCGGTCATGCGGGCGCCTTCGGGCCGCGAAGCGTGGCTGGCAGCCCGCTGTTGGCGAAGCTAGGAGCGCCGGAGTCCGACGGATTAGAGGCGACGGTCGTTCCGTCGATGGTTGTGTCGGCAGAGGTCGCTTGCCCGACTTGACCACTTCCTCCAGCGTGATCCCCTAGCTTCGCGAACTGCGGATCAGCGTGCGCGGCTTCGTCTGCCTTCACGTCGGCTCTCCAAGCGCCTCACGGACGGTGCGGAGGTTCACTTCTGCGAGCACGTGGAGCACTGTCTCGATCTCGGCGGGCAGCCCAGGAGCGAGGTTGAAGATGAACGTCCAGTCGTTCTCGCAGCGCCTCAGCGCCTCGCGGAGTACCAACGCCTGCTCGACGTTCCGCTTGATCAGGTCGGCTGCGTCGTATCCATCAGGATCGGAGTCGGGGAACGCGGCCATGACCGCATCCGCAATCGCCTCCATCCGCACGTCCTCGTAGACGCGATCTGCCTCGTCCAGGGCGTTCACCTGACCGGCGAGGAAGCCCGCGCAGTACTCGTCCGAGTAGTCGGATATGTCCACGCCGAGCGGCTCCTTCACGGCGCGCTCTCTCAGGGAACCGAACAGCGACTCAGACACGACGGCTCCAGAGCATCGGGCGCGTTCCGGCGATCTGTAGCCGCTCGACCGCTCCGCGCTTCTCTAAGCGCCCGCAGGCGGCCGTCGATCTCCCAGGTCATCAGCACCCATCCGGCCTTCCGGGCCTCGCTGTGCGCGAGCAGGGCCGCGCCGAGAGGCTCCTCGTCGGTGTCCCACTCGAAGAAGTAGTCGTGCCGTGCCGCCCACTCCTCTTTGGAGCGCATCAGGACGCGCTCCGAAATCTCGCGTGCCGTGGCCGAGCCGTCCAGGAGCGCGTCGAGGATCACCCGGTCGCACGAGCGCAGTTTCCGGGCTGCAACCAGCGATTCGCGCGCCGTAGTTGTTTCGTCCGTCATACCGTCACCCCTTCCCGATCGCCGACCAGCCACGACGCCTCACCATCAGACGCCACCTCCGCCACCTGCGGAAACGCCGACGCCAGCAGCGGGTTATGCGACACAAGCAGCACCCGGTCGAACCCGACGGCGCCCTCCCGGAGCACCGCCGCGAGCCCGTCCATCCCGCCCGCGTCCAAACCGTCCGGCTCGTCGACGACCAGCAGCCGCGACTCCGCACCGCGGCGGCCCGCGAGCAGCCGGGCGAGCGCCCAGCGGAGAGCGAACGAGACCCGGAACTGTTCGCCGCCGCTGAACGTCAGGAACTCCCGCGTCGTCTGCCGATCCGAGACGAGGATGTCGAGCGTCTCCCGTAGCGCCGCCGCGTCGGTCTTGAGGGCGCGCTGCGTGCGGAGCTCGACCCGGAACGTAGTGCCGCTCGCGGTCGGGAGCTGTTCGAGGACGCGGTTCGCTTCGGCTTCGATGATCCCGCAGGTGTTCTCGGCGATCAGGGCGGGGATGCCGTCGCGGCCGGTGGCGCGTTCGGCGAGGCGGAGCAGGGCGAGCAGCGCGTTCAGCTCGGCGGCGCGTTCCCGTAGCTGGTTCAGCTCGGTTTGGGCGTCGCGGGCCCGTGCGAGCGCTTCCTGCGCGCGGATCAGGTTGGCGCGGGCTTCTTCGGCGTCGACGCGGCGGTTGGAAGCGGTGAAGCTGGCGGCTGCGACGGCCTGCTCGAGCACGGCGGGGTCGGCCATCGCGTCGCGGGACCGGTTCGCGGCGGCGTGCGCGGTCAGGAGGTCGCGCTCGGCGGCGATGTGCGCCTGCGAGAGCGCGGGGAGCTGCTGGTCGGCTGCTTCGTAGGCTTGGAGGCGGACGGCGAGTCCTGCGCGTTCCTGCGCGGCGCGGCGGGCCTGTTCGAGGCGCTCCGCCGAGTCGTCCGGCGCCAGGACGGGCACTTCGATCGCGACGGCGTCTTCGGCGAGTTTCGCCCGGAGCCGCTGAGCCTCGTCGACTGACGCCTCTTTCGCCTCGCGCTCTCCGCGTAGTTGCTCCGCCTCCGCGGCGAGGCTCCGTTCGGCGGCGGCGAGCGCTTCGGCGCCGAGGATTTGCTCGCAGCGGTCGCAGCGCTCCGCCCCTGCCTCGGCGCCGGCGAGGTGGTTCAGCTTGTCCTGCGCGGCGGCGGCGCGTGTGCGAAGCAGCGCGGCTTCGCGGGAGAGGTCGGCGACCAGGGCGTCCTGGCGCGCAACGGCGGCGTGCGCATCCGCTTTCTGCTGCCGGGCGGCCTGCGCCCGTAGTTCCGCCGTGCGTGCCTCTTCGGCTTTCCGCTGGAGAGCCGGGATCTCGGCGGCTTGCCGGTCGAGCTCGGCGAGCGCCGCCTGCGCATGAGGTAGCTGGTCAGCGTCGGCTTGCGCGTCCGCAAGACGTTTCTGCGCGGCATCTACCGCTCCCTTCGCCGACCGTTCTGCCTGTTCGGCGGATCGCCATCGTTCGGCGGCGGCTTCGTTACCTACCCGCGCCGCCTGCGCGTGCCCGAGCGCCTCCGCGGCTTCCGTGTGGGCTGCTTCGGCTACGCCGACGGTGACGCCCGCCTGCGCGGCGGCGCGGTCGAGGTCGTCGGCCTGGGCGGCGATCGGTTCGCGGTCGGCGGCTTTCGTCTGCGCGACCTGGAGTTCCGTCTCGGCGATCTTCCTTTCGGCGAGCGCCTTGTTAGCGAGTCGCGGCCAGATCTGCGCCGGGTCGAGGATCGCGCCCAAGATGCTCTTCCGTTCGGCTGGGGCGGCTTCGCAGAAAGCTGCCGAATTGCCCTGCGCAATGTAGGCGCTCGCGCCGAACGTCTGGCGGCTTAGCCCGAGCGTGTCCTCGAGGAAGGTCTGCGTTGCCGATGCGCTTTCTCGCGTAAGCGGATGCCAATCGTAGAATCCCGTGTCGCCTTCGTGCTTCGGCAGGTACTCATGGCGCTGCTCGAAATCGAGCGTTGCCTTCCCGCGCCCAGATCCTGAGTACGTGCGCCTTACACGCAGCATCTCGCCGGCGTGCTCGAACTCCAGCGTGATCTCGAGGCTCGCGGCGAACGGGCCGAGCGCCGGTGCGAGGTCGCGGGCACCGTCCGCGAACAGGGCGAGCTCGACCGCGCCGAGTAGCGTGGATTTCCCGGCGCCGTTAGGTCCGATGATGGCGGTGATGCCTTCGGGGATCTGCCAGTCGACGGCGGGGAAGGTGCGGAGGTTCGTTGCGGTGAGGCGGAGCGGGTTCATTCGCTCTCGCTCTTCGGGCCGCGAAGCGTGGTTCGGCGGGAGAAGTCAGGCACGGGGCGCACCCGTAGCGAACCTTCTCGGAGTACCGACTAGCGCAGATACAACGCTCTCGATCGTGTGAGGGGTTACCTCGCCCCGGAACGTGGAACGGCAGCCAGTGGCATGTTCGTCGTGGCACTGCCGAACGCAGAAGTAGCCGCGAGCGTTGAGCGTTCCCCAATGAGTCGAGCCGCAGGCCGGACAGGCGTCACCAACCGGAAGCGCGAGCCATTCCTGCATCGGCGGGTCGAGCCACCCGGCTTCATGCGGTGGGACAATCTCAGCCCATCCCTCGTGGTGAACGACCTTTGCTTGGCGGTCACCGAAGAGCGGTAGACCGTGGCTGACTCGCGGCTGCCAACCACGCCCGGAGAGTCGCTGCTCTTCGAGACGGAGGCGGTCGGCCAGCCTGATCGTTGCTGAGCCGCCACGCCGAAGTACCGTCAAGCCGCGATCTTTGCTCTTACCGACGTAGACGAATCCAGCGCATTTGAACGAGTAGCCCGGGTTTGGCGACTTGACCTTGTCGGCATCGATGAATGTGAGCCAGCCACCCGGCGGCGGAGCTCCCCACCGCGCTTCGGTTCGCCAGATCGCGTCCTCGATCATCGGGGAGGACAGCCCTGCACACTCCTTGCGGAACAGCGTGCATTCGAAGGCGTCGCCGAAGTCGTGATCCACGACGCCCTGGTGACCGCTGATCCATCCAGCGGTGCCCTCGAACGTCACGAACGCGATCCTGCGCCCTGGGCGACCGGCGGTCTTGCCGCCAACCCCACCCGAGTAGTGATCGTCGCGGAGCCGTCGGAGCCGCCAGTCAGACACGCTCACCGGCAGCCACTCGGGCACTTCAACGCCGAGCGCGTCGCGCCCGTACAGGGCTGCGGGCAGCGATTCGCGAGGGGAAGTCATACCGTCTCCAGCCATCCGCCGAGCAGCGCCCGCAAAGCCGCCGCCTGCCCGTCATCCACCGTGTTCGCGGCCAGCCACAGATCGACCGCGGCGAGCGGCGGCAGGCTCTCGTCGAGCCCGGCGGCCCGCGTCCGCGTCTCCCGCACCGGCTCCCACGATACGCCTCCGTAGAGGCGGTGCGCGCCGGCGTCCATGACGAGGCGTTGCAAAGCGGCGTGGTCGACGCGGCGGTGCTGCTCCTCGGTCGCGCGGTAGCGAACGCGGACGACGGCGTCGGTGAGCGGAAACTTTGCCGCGATGGCAGCGGCGATCAGGTCAGTTTCGTCGATGCCGGAAAGGATCCGTTCTTTCAACTCATCGAGCTTGTCTTGAAGTGGCTCGAAGAGGCGTTTCGTACTCGCTGCGCGGAGTTCAGATTCCGGTGGGTACTCCTCGAGGCCGCGAGCGAGGAGGAAGTCGGGATGCTGGTTCCCGAAGGCCGCGCGGCCGTGTTCCGCTCCCTCCCCGCTACGCTCGCGGTTGGACTCCGGGTTAGGTGCCCTCATGCCCGGAGCCTCTAGCGTCGGCCGTACCTCCCCAGGCGTAGGCGAGCGAGGCCCCTCTTCCTGGGTATGGCTTGCAGCACCTTTGACCGACGAATATTGCGTGAGGTCGACGTCGACTGTGACGAAGCGGCGACCGGAGAGCACCTGAAAACTCGACCGGATGGATAGCTGCTCATCCCGGTCGTAGGACGTTTCGAGCAGCCAGCATCCGTGCGGAACGTCGGCTTCACCGAAGTCGTGCGTCATCGGTGAGCCGCAATAGAAGATCGGCGCATGGTAGTCGTCCTCACTCTCGGCGAGCGCCTGCGCCTTGTGGATATCGCCGAGCACGATCGCGTCCCAGCCTTGCTCCTCGAGCGCCCACAGCGGCAGCACCACCGAGCCGACCTGCTCCACCGGCAAACCAGTCGGCAGCGACGCACCGCTGACCATCTGATGGGCCAAGAGGATGCGTGGCTGGTCGTCGGGCGCGTCTGCGTACAGCTGCCGGGCGCAGCCGAGCAGCAGATCGACCGCCCGCTCCGCCAGATCGGCCCGTGGCACGCCGTTCCCGGCTGCGGCGAGATGGCCGAGCGCGGCTGCCGGGAGCGTGCAGACCGCCACGCCCAGCTGGTTAGGTCCTCCGCTAGGGAAAGCGATCATCTCGGGCGTGCGGCTGACGCGCACCAGCGGCGACTCGAACAGCTCGAGCGCGCTCTTCTGCCCCGGAGCCGCGTCATGCATCCCGTTCCCGCCGATCGCCACCATCGGGATCCCGAGCGCCGCGAGCGCCACGCAGAACCGCTTGAAGACATGGAGCTCCGCCGGGGCGGGCTTCGCACGGTGGAACGTGTCGCCGGCGTTCAGGATCAAGTCGACGTTCCGCTCGTAGGCGAGCGCAGCGATCTGCTCGAGGACGCGGGACTGGTCGGCGAGCGCGTCGGCTCGGTGATCCTGGCCGGCGCCCAGATGCAGGTCGCTGAACGCGAGGATCTTCATGGCCGCAACCCGGAGCGGATCCGCTCCCACGTCTCCTGGTCGCGGCGGTCTTGCCGCCGTTCCCAGCGGTCGACGATCGGTACCGCGACCCAGAGGAGGATCGCGACGGCGAAGATCGCCCAGTAGAACCACGGCTCGCCGAGCATCACGCCACCCGCCCGACGGACGCCCGGAGGGCGACGCCGAGCTCCTGCTCGAGCGCCTTGTACTGCTCGACAGCCTGGCGGCGCATCGTGTTCAGCGTCTCGTCGGTAGTGCCTTCGACGATCCCGATCTCCCACTGGGGGTCGCCCTTCGCGTTGCGGGTGACCTTGAACTTTGAGCGCTGCTCGATCTGTGCGCTCTCGGCTTCGTGCTCGCTCATGCCAGTTCCTTTCTCGCGGCGGCTTCCTGGTAGGCGGCGACCGCATGAACACGCGCGAACGACCACACCGCGGCGGCATACTCGGGCGGCTCGCTGATCTTCGAGAGCGCCCATTTGATCCAGCGTTCGCCGTCGTCGCCGAGGGCGAGGATCCCCGCGAGCGTCTTCGGGCCGTGCTGCCCGTCGGGCCCGTATTTCCCGTTCGGCGGGACGTAGTTAGCGGCCTGGGTGGCGAGCGCCGCGACGTCGGCTTCGTCGCCGGTCACGGTCGGCGCCTCGATGGTCTCCTGTACCGGCTCGGGCGACGGTTCGGGCTCGTCGTCGAGGGGAGCCGGCGCGGGCGAGGCTGAGGTTCCGGGGGATGCCTCGCCCGCGCCTGTCTCGACGTCCGGGGGGGTCGCCGAGAGCTCGGGATGATCCTGCGGGCCGTAGAGCGCCTCGGCCGGGGTGACGTCCGCGAGCGCCTCGCGAAGCCGCTCGGAGACTTCGAGGTCGAGCGGCAGCTCCTGGAAGAGGTCGCGCGCCGGGGTCTTCGACCACATCTCGTCGGGCCAGGCGTCCCATACCTGTGCGGTCGTCGCGCTCTTCGCCCGCTTGAGCACCTCGTCGCGGGTCATGACGCGCTGCTCGCGGCGGCCGTCGCGGTGGCGGGCGACGGCGTAGGCGTAGACGAGCTCGCCGCGCGGCTCCGGGCCGGTGTGAACCTTGTGGTAGAGGGACGGCGGCTCGTCGGTGAAGTCGAACTCGTCGCGTTCGCGGACGGCGGCGGAGCGGATCGTCCAGCCGTAGCGGGCGGCGATCTTCCGGAGCCCGCCGATCATCGGCTGGTAGACGACGATCTGGCCGCGCTTGACCAAAGCGGCTTCGCGGCCGTCCGGATTGAGTCCGTCCTGTGCGCACTTGATGATCGCCTGGTAGAGGCTCGCGCGGTCGCACGCGATCAGCTGCTTGCTCGGGTCGCGCTGCTTCGCGGCGTCTTCCATGAGTGCGGTGACGGTGATCCGGGCGAACCTTTCGGCGGTGATTCCTTCGGGGAGCGCGGCGGCGAGCTGAGCCTTGAAGGCGTCGCCGCGGATCTCGGTGAGGACGGCGGGTGGCTGGGTTGCGATCTCGCTCATGCCCGGACCGCCAACTCGGCCTTGGCAGCGGCGACGCGCGCACTCGATCCACGGAAACCATCGGCGCGGTTGTTCTCGATGATGTAGCGCAACTCGAAGTCGTAGGCGAGGCCCACGGGAATGTCGTTCAGGTTCCCGTGCCAAAGCCTACGGGCCAACTTGCGGCCTTCGTCGCTGAACGTGAAGCGCTTACGGACGGAGTTCATGCCGCCACCCCCTGGTACTTCTTCCCCGACCATTTCCGCAGAGCAGCGGTCTCGGCTTCGTAGCGGGTGTTGAACGGGCCGTCGACGGTGAAGAATCTTTGGCCGCCGGGGCGGGGATTCGCGACGGGCCGGATGACGTGGTAGCTGTCGCCGGTCTGCCGGATCTGGTACGGGCAGCGGGTGCTCATTCGCTCCTCGCCTCCTCGAACGCTTCCGAGGAGAACCAGGAGTTGCGGTCGTAGTCACCCTCGGAGCAGGAGAGGATGAACTCTCCCTTTGCTACGTCGAACTCTTCGCCGTGGGCCTCGAGGTCATCGAGGATGTCGGCGATGTCGCCGTAGGTCACGTCTCGCACGACGAGAGTGATCTTGAAGTCGGTCATTGCTAGGCTCCCTTCTCGTAGAGCACGCCCACCGTCTCGTTCGCTACGTGGTCGGTGGGCGTGCGCTCTTCATTAGTAAAAGGCATAAGGCGCAGACGGAGATCAGCCGCAGCCTCCGCCGCCAGTTCGGCGGTCTTGTGGTAGCCGGCATAGTGCCATTGGCGGTTCACCTTGACGCGCGCTTGCCAGAGTCCAGAGAACTTGTGGTAGTGAACGCCGCGGTACCCATTACCGCTCGTCTTATGGACAACCCGATTCTGTTGGTTTTCGGCTCTCGTTGCGACGCGAAGGTTTGCTCGGCGGTTGTCGAGCGGGTCGCCGTTGATGTGGTCTGGCATACGCGGATCGCTAAGCGGCAGATCGAGGATGGCGCGATGGAGGCCGAGGAGAACCGCCTTGCCGTCAATGCGTATGCGGCGGCGGACGTAGCCGCCGGTGGTGAGGTGCCAACGGAAGTCGGCCTGCTCCGCGTCTACGTCGTCGATGAGCGCGTATGCGCGGATCGTTCCGTCGACTCGTCTGAGCGGGATACGTATCATGGCTTCGTTGCGGCTCGGGCGTTCGCTTCTGGCGAGGTGGCGCCCGAGCCGTTGCTTTCCAGGTGGTGACTGCACGCGACGCGAACTTCGGCCGCGAACGTCCGCTCGTTCGAGCGGGCGAGTGTCTTGAGCCGGTCGCGCATCTCTGCGGGGAACTTGATGCTGACCGTCTCCATGTCGTTACTCATAACGACAATATATTACCGTATCGTACTTCTGTATATACGTAGTTTATACGTATTCGGATTCGTGCTAGCGTCCGCGACGGCGATGGGTACTCCTTACCGATTGACTCGCGGCCCCGGCCATGCGCCGACCCATCGCCTGGTGATGCCGTGGCCGGGACCGGGAGCCAACACGAAAGGGGAGAGATGACCGAAATCCGCAAACCGTTCGCCGCGTTCGTCCAGGAACAGCGCAACGGTGGCCTCCACGGCGAGCTGAGCGAAGCGCTCGCCGAGCTCGTAGCGGCCGTGCTCGAGCACGAAAAGAAGGGCGCGCTCGTACTCACGATCCAGGTCGCGCCGAACCGCGACGGCGCCACCGTCACCGTCAGCGACAAGATCAAGCTGACGCTGCCCGAGGGCGAACGCGGAGCCGCGATCTACTTCGTCGACGAAGCCGGGAACCTCTCGCGGCGCAACCCGATGCAGCAGGAGCTACCGCTCCGCGGCGTCGACCCGCCCGCGCCGACCGCAGCCGAAGAGGCGGCGGAAGCATGAACGCGCAAGGGAAGAGCCACCCCGACCCGGCAGAACACGCCGAGACGTTACGCGCAACGATCGCCCACACAGAAGCGGTCGCCGATGCCCAAGCGGTGATCGAGAACGCCATCGCCGCTGGCGACCCGAAGCTGCTCGACCCCGAGCAGCCGCTCGCGTTGATCGTCCCGGCGGGAGCTACCGCGTTCCTGCCGGATCTCTCCGCGTGGCGGGCCGCGCCGAGCCGCCGCACCGGCACCTACCGCCCCGCCACCGTCGAAGCGTTCGAGACGGTAACGACACTCTACGCCGACGAAGCGACGACCGTCTGGGTTCACCCGACCAGCGGCCGCGTCGTAGCCGTCTTCGACGACAACTGCGACGACTCACCCGGATGGGGACAGCACCGCGCCCAGCTCGACCTACAACCGACGCCCGAATGGGCGCACTGGATCGCGAAGGACGGCCAACTCGTCGGGCAGGAAGAGTTCGCACTTCACCTCGAGGCGGGATTGCAGGAGATCGAGCAGCCCGACGCCGCCGACATGCTCGAGATGGCGCAGTCGTTCCGGGTCACGAACAACGCCTCGTTCCGTTCGTCGAAGCGGCTCGCGAGCGGCGAGCAGCAGTTCATGTACGACGAAAAGGTCGAGGCGGCCGCCGGCCGTACGGGCGAGCTGACCGTCCCGGCGACGTTCATCCTGCTGATCGCACCGTTCGTCGGGGAGCCGGAGCGGCAGGTCGTGGCGAAGCTGCGTTACCGGATGGGCGGCGGCTCGTTCCAGATCGGCTACAAGCTCGAGCGGCCCGACAAGGTCGTCAGGGACGCGCTGGATGCGGTCGCGGAGCGTGTGGCGGCGAAGTTCCCGCGCACGTTCGTCGGCGAGCCCGCCTAGCTAAGCGATTCAGAGCGGGACTGGCGCTACGGCGCTTTGCGCCAGTCCCGCTCGAACGCCGCCTGAGCTGCCGCCAACGTCACTTGGCCCGAGCACACCTCCGCGTTCACACGGTTCTCCGCCGCGTCCTTAACGAGCGACCCGACCTGCTTGCCGCGGTAGACCGCCGAATGCGGCTCCGGCCAGAGGTTCGCGGGGTCGTCGACGGCGCCGCCGAGCTCGATCGGCACCAGATGGTCGAACTCGTACAGGCCCGCGTGCCCGGCGGTGGTCGGGATCCCGTAGGCGCGCATCAGCTTGAACTTCTCCGGCTCCGTCACCGCGAGCGGTGGCCGAACCGACGCGGCCCAGCCGGAATGGCAGATCGTCGAGGCGAGGTCGCCTTGCGTCACCGCCGGGTTCAGCGCGCCGGGCGTGCAGGAGGCGTCGGGGAGCGCGCCGCCGTAACGGGCGGTGCAGGAGGCTCCGCGGCTCGAGGCGGCCGGGGCGAGCGCGACGAGCAGCGCCGCGGCCGCCCCGGCGAGAGCGACGATCCTCATGGCTTTGGCTTCACCTGATCCGCCGGCGGCATCGGTGCCCCGGCCGCGTTCGCTCCCGCGGTAACGCCGTTCGCGTGGAGCAATCCACCGACGACAACACCGATGATGGTTCCGATGACGCCGAGGGTGTCGACGGCCGGCACATCGCCGTGCCATGTGAGCGCGAACAGGCCGCAGACGATCACGAGCAGGAGGAGGATGCCGCCGACGACTGGGTAGACCGGGTTGACGTTGCCGTTCATAGCGTTCCTTTCAGCGGAAATGGTTGACGACGAACACGATCAGGACGACGATCAGGACGAGCACAAGGATCCCGTAGACGGTCATTCGGAGCGCCCGTAGGTGAACGCGGGCCCGACGCCGGCGAGCAGCGTCGACAGCACCCAGGCGGCGAGCCCCCACGCGATCTCGTCGAGCTCCGGCTGGGAGAACAGCACCTGGTTGCAGGCGGCGAGAACGAACAGGATCAGGGCGATGATGCGGAGGATGAGCGAGAGCATGGCGAGTCCTTTCAGTGGATGTAGTGGCCGAGCAAAGCGGCGCCGAGCAAAGCGGCGACACCGAGGAGCGCGATCACGTTGCCGGTGAGGATCTGCCGTTCGCCGCGGGTCTCGCGGGTCAGGTCGTCGCGGGTGATCGCCTTCGTGAACTTCTCGTCGACGCCCGCCCGCCAGGTGTCGAGTTTGTCGCGTTCGTCGTCGGTGCGGTCCTTATCGGCGGTGTAGGTGTCGGAGGAGACGGTCTTCGCGGCGATCTCGGAGACGCGGGCGTTCTCGTGGTTGAGGATCTCGAGGCGCCGCTGGATCTGCGACCACGCGAACGCGCCGGTGACGACGGCGAACCCGACGAGCAGCTGCGACGTCTTCCGTTCGTACCCGATCAGGGAGGTGAGGTGCTCGCGCAGCGACACATCGGTTGCGGAGGAGCTTCCGGCGGCCGGGTCGGTGCTGCGGCTCGCGCCGCCGCCGCCGTCGGTCATCGCCTGATCTTCTGGTTCGCCGGGACGGGGCCGAGGTCGTTTCGGTTGCGGCGGTAGGAGTGGTCGAGCATCACGAGCGAGACGAGCGTCAAGAAGATCGCCGAGAGCGCGAGCGGGATCCTCCAGCCGATCTCGCGGCTGTGGATGTTGTCGTAGAGCGCGATGACCACGAAGATTGTCATCAGTGATTTCCCGACGAGGAAGAGCCGCCACGCGCGGACGGCCCGGACGATCTCGGCGGCATGGACGATCACGGCGCAGTTGAAGCCGAGCACGAACAGGCCGCCGACGATCAGGATGTACCGCAGGTATTCAGCTGTCATCGGTCTCCTTCGCGTATCGCTTCCGCAGGATCGAATCGCCGAACACGAACCCAGCGGCAACTAGGACGACCGGCGTGGCGACATCGACGGCCTGGTAATCGTGCGTGATCATGCCGTCGCCGAGCGTGATCACCCAGGCAAAGAAGATCAGTGAAGCGGCGGCTATCTGTAGGCGCCTCATTCACCGGACCGCCAGGCGAGGGGGGAGCATCACCGCCACCGCGTCTAGTCCAGCGTCCCGACGACGGAGACGAGCCCGATAGAATGAGAGGCCCGGGCGACGCGCAAACGTCCCCGGGCCAGGGCCCCACCTTACGGGAGGTAGGACGTGCCAGAGCATACGCGGAACACGGAACTTGCTTGGGCGGCAGGGTTCTTCGACGGCGAAGGTCACTGCGCCTGGCAAGGGCGGTGTCTGCGCACTCAAGCCAACCAATGCGACACCCAGCCACTTGAACGCTTGGCAAGCATTCTGGAGGTAGGGAAAATCTATGGCCCTATCATCAAGATTGGCAACCGACGTCACCAGTGGTGCTGGAGGGCGTATGGCGTGGCGGCCATTGTGGCGATGGAGGCAATCTATCCGTGGCTCAGCACCATCAAGAGAGCGCAGTGGGATGAAGCCCTTATGAACGCCGCCGAGGATGGCTACATGCCTCATGCCTTGAGGATCCCTACTACAGATCCCAATCCGATGCTCTTGTAGTGCTCGGCTAGAGCCACCAGATGGGCTCCATAGGCGTCTGCCGCGGGACCTCTCCCGTTATAGGCAATGCAGCCAGCAAGAACGCTGCCGTGGGTAAGGATCAGATCGTGAAGAAAATGGAATCCCACGGCCATGTTATGGACGGGCACCCAGCAGCCGCCGGCGGCGTCCGTCTGCTTCTGCAGCCCTTCCGACGTCAGTTGGGCCGGGCCGACACCCTGCAGCCCGTGGGCGTCCCGCTGCGCCGCGTACGCCTTGTAGGCACCCTCGGTGACCGTCTCGCCCCAATGGATGCCGGTGAACCTGTCGAAGCCGCCGATGAAGTTCGTCGGGTCGTGGCCCCATTCGTTGTAGCCGCCGCCGGTTTCGAGCTCGAGCATGGCGCAGGCGAGCGGCAGTCCGAGTTTCGCGGCGGTGCGCGCCTTGAGGATCTGGGCGGGGAACTGGAAGCCTTGGGCTTTCAGGAGCGGGAGCAGCTGCTTGTCGGTCATGTTCACCTTTCGGGTTCGTCGTGGTCGCCGAGCGGGATCAGCCAGCCGCCTCCGAGCAGACCCTGGATGTAGGGGTCGTCGGCGTCGACGAGCGCCTCGGAGCCGCGCGGGAGGGCGGGGAGGTAGCCGCCCGGGTGCCGCGGCAGGTGCGCGGTGGCGCGGACGTGGACGAGTTCTTGAGCCTCGGTGCCCCCTGATGGCCCGAGGCTCAAGTCTTCCGCTCGCTTACGCGGGCTCATCGGTCTTCTCCTTCGCGTCGGCGGTGAGCTGGTCGAGGTCGCGGCGGATCGCGGCTATCTCGGCGGCCTGCTGCTCGAGCCGCGCTTCGGCGGCGACGGCGCGGAGCAGGGCGCGGCCGAGCTCGAGCGCGAGGCGGTCGTCGAGGCTCACGGCGATACCGTCACGACGCCGCCGTTGCTGTAGAGCGACCCGGACGTCCCCGGGGCGAGCGGCAGATTGAGGAAGATCCCGGAGGGTGCGAGCGCGTTGAGCGCGCCAGCGGGGCCAAGGTTGATATCGCTCGAGGTAGTCGCGAGCGTGATCGTGCTGTCGGTCGAGAGGCCGAAGACGCCGGTGCCGCTGAGGACGTAGTCGCCGTCGACGACCATCTTCAGGTCGTAGCCGTTAGCCGTTTCGAGGTAGATCCCGGCGCCGGACGGCCCCGAGCTGGACGACTTGATCGACGTCGCGACGCTGTCGAGCAGGATCTCCGTGCTGTCGAGGCGTATGATCTCGCCGGCGCCGAAGAGGACGATCGGGTTCGGGGCGCTCAGCTGGATCTGATCGCCGTCGAGGGTGAGGTTGCCTTTCGCGACGATCTCGAAGTCGCCTACGGCGCCCGCCGATTCGATGTGGATCGAGTTGTCGGTGGTCGGGATATCCTCGTTCGCGACGACGATGAGGTAGCGGAGCGCGAGCTCGGTGTTCTTGTCGTTGAAGCGGACGGCGTCGAGGCCGCCAGCCTGTGTCCCCTCGAGCGCCCGTACCCGCTTGTGAAGGTCAGTGATCGCCGCTGCGGGCGTCGGCCGCTGGACGGGGGCGGTCACGGCGTGAACCCGTCCGGGGAGGTGAGGAGCTGCGAGACGGTCTCGACGCCGTTGTCGTCGATCGTGATCGGGATCCCGTAGATCCGCTGATACGTGATCGAGGATGGAGGTGACGGAGAGACCAGGGTGACATCACCGACCACGGATGTCCATTCCGAAAAGTCTCCGCTCGAGAAGTCGTCGAAGAAAATATCGCGCGCACCGCGGGTAGTTCCCACGGCTACCGAGGCAACGTAGGTGAGACATGGCGTCGACATAGGCGACGCGATTTGCCCGACGCGGAGATAGTGCGTGTCGTTTCCTCCAAGGCCGCTGTTGCTGGTAGCGGTCGTGACATCGACGATCAGCTCCGACACGGTCGGGGATACGTGATGTAGCTCGCAGGTCACGAAGACGTCGGTTGCCACCGCCGGAACCCCGAGAGCGTTCCACCAGTCGGAGAACCATTGCGTAGGTCCTACGAACACTCCGAAGCCGTCTGAATCGCTGGTGTGGTTGCTCTCAAGCGCGCCCGCTAGATAGGGGGACTGGTTCAGGATCACCCACGCGGCTAGGGAGGCTGCGTCGATCTTGAGTACGACGGTTAGCCAGTAGTCGGAGTAGTTCGCTCCGAGGTTCTTCTCGACGTAGGCGTCGCCCGCCGACCCGTCGACTTCCATCACGTAGCTGCTCATGAGAGCGCCTGCCGGAACCGCTTGGTCGCGTAGACGGGGACGAGGTCGCCGAGGAAGTAGCCGGTGAACGGGTCGGGGGCCCGCTCGGGTGCCGGGTTGATCGTGAGGGTGCGCTTCCCGATCTGGCGCAGCGATAGCTGAGCGGCCGCGATGTCCTCGACGGCCTGCGCGGCGACCTGCGCCGGGAAGAACTGCTGCGCCCAATGTTCGCCGTACTTGAGCGCGGAGCCGCCGTTCGTCTGGAGCGTGACAGGCGGGCCTCCCTGCCCGTTGTAGAACTGGATCTTGTTCGCGAGCTGCGCGCCGTCGAGGAGCCGCGAGATCCCGACGAGCGACTTCCCGGGTGAGTCCCACGACATAACGGCGTCGTGGCGGATCGCTCCCTGCTGCGCGTAGATGTTCAGACGAGTTAAAAAGATCGGGAGGACGGTCGGGTCGTAGATCGGCTCCATCCAGATGTCGAGCAGCCCGGTGTTGCAGAGCTGGGTGAGTGCGTCCCCGACGGAGGTACCTTGCTGGATGATGATCTGGCCGGTGAACGGGATCGTCTCGATGTGGCCGGTGAGCGCGTCGATGTAGGTGTGCCCGTCGGCGACGTCGGTGTTCGCGATCAGGTTCACGGCGATCTGGTCGGCGGTCGTGAGGCCGCCGTCGAAGATCAGCCCTTCGGGGCCGGGGAGCGAGCCGTCGCCGGCGCGGCAGGGCCGGGAGAGCATGTATTGCCACGGGTCGTAGGCGGTGTAGGCGCTGGTGGCGTCGTCGGCGCCGGCGACGTCCTCGATCTGCATCAGGATCCCGGCGAACCGGATCTTCCAGGGGCCGCCGCTGATCGAGCTCGGCGCGCCGCCTTCGCGGCGGAAGCCGAACACGATCCGGTCGCTGTAGCTGACGAGCGGATCGCCGGCGAGCGACCCGGATCCGACGATCAGGTTCACCTGCGGGTTGTCGGACGGGACGCGGCCTGTGGCGACGGCGGGAGCGTTGAGGGTGTAGGTGACGGTGCGCTGCTCGGCGAGCGAGTCGAGCAGCGTGAGGACGACGCCGTCGAGGTCGCAGACGACGAACCGCCATTCCTTCGCGCTCGGGAAGCTCACCGCCAGGCGTCCGCGGTTATCGCGTTCATCGCGGCGCCGGAGATCGTGATCGACGCGCCCGGCGGCGGGATCTGGAAGAAGTCTGATGCTTGGATGTCGATGCCGGCGATCCGGGACGCGACGTTCCCGTCGAGGTAGGCGGTGTTCTTGAACGTGTTGATCTCGACGGTGTGCCCGCTGGGGATCGCGACCGCACCGGGCAGCGTGGAGTCGTAGACGATCTCGAGCGGGTTCCCGTCGGCGTCGAGGACGCTGTTGTTCGTGATCGTGAACGCGGAGGTGGGGCCTGCGACCTCGAAGACGGGGTAGTAGTCGCAGGTGCCGCCGTTCGCCAACGTGGCCGTTTCTCCGTCCGTGAACGCGGTGGTGGTGTCGGCGTGCGAGAGGTAATACGGAAACTCGGAGAAGACGGCGAACGCGACCCGGGGCGGGTTCGCGCCGTCCTGCGTCACGACGGGCCGCTCGAGCAGACGGATCTTGTCGAGCATCCGTTCCGGCAGCCCGTCGGGCGCCCACCAGAGCCGCTGGAACGTGCCGGATCCGTCGGGGACGGCGTTCAGGATCTCGTTGATGTGGAGGCCGAGCTGGTCGAGCATGTCGGTGAGGTCGCGTCCGCAGGCGCCGCGCGCCTCCGCCTGCGGCGAGGTCGGGTCGATCGCCTCGCGAAGCTCGAGCAGCAGCCGGATCTTGTAGCCGCTCGTGAACGCTTTGTGCGGGATCTCGCCGTTTCCTTGCGGCACGTTGTCTTCGGTGATTCGGAGGTCGACGCCGCCGTCGCAGCCGGAGGAGACGAGCAGGAAGCGGTAGCCGTCGGCAGTGTTCAGGTCGAGGGTGCCGGAGGGCGTCTCGAAGTGCCAGGGGATCGGTGCGTCCCAGTCGCCGATCATACGATTCGTCGCAATCCTCGGAACGGGCGTACAGTCTTGCTTCCGTCGGGATACTGGATCAGCACGTTTCGCGGGCAGCTATTGCCGAGCCACTTGGCTAGTACGACTACGGGTATGCCGCGCAGGAGGTAGGTGCGACCGACCATTAGTTGAGGTACCTCGCGCCGGAGCGGGCGTCGTTCATCGCCTGCGACGGCTTCGTCGGCGAAAAGAAGTTCTGCGTCACATGGACGGCGCCCTGTTTCTTCACGACGATGCTGCTGAACGCGCCCCGCGCGGACTGCGGTGAGAGCGGCGCCCCCGCGGAGCCGTAGTTCGACCCGTACAGCTTGTATTCGCTCTCGGCTTCCTGGTAGAGCTGCGCAAGCGTGAACGAGTCCTTCGTCTTCGCCTTCGACGCTTTGAGGTTGGCGAGGTCGAGCTGGGCGCTGATCCGGTTCTGGATCGCGGCCTGCCGTTCGGCGACGGTCTTCGCGGCTTTCTCGCGCTTCTCGTAGTAGGCGATCAGGGCGCGGTCGGCTTTCTCCTGGAGGGTCTCGGCCTTGGCGATCAGATCCTTGTTCGAGCCGGCGCGGGCGAGGGCGAGGTCGGCGAGCTGGCGGGCGATGCTGAGCGACGTCTCCTGCGCGGTGAGCGCGGCGGCTCGAGCTTTCGCGGCGGCTGCTTTCTGTGCGGCGATCGCGCGGTCGATCGCGCTGGTGCTGACGCCGAGGCGTACACCGACGTTGAGCCCGGCGACGGCGGAGTGGGCGAGGTCGCTGATCGCTTTCGCGCGGGCGGATGCTGCTGCTTTCGCGGCGGCGGCGGCTTTCGCGGCGGCGCTCTTCGCGGTAGCCGCCGCCTGCTGCTCTATGGACTGAATCTGGCTGAACGCCGCCGCATCCTGATCCTGGAGATTCTTGAGGTTGTCGGCGAACTTCCGTGCGAGCTTCGGCGTGGCCGCCGTATTCAAGCGTCCCTGTTCGGTCGTGATCGCTTTGGCCAGTAGCCGCCGCTGCTCCACCAGCGCCTTCAGATCGTCGGCGGTCGACGCCGTGCGAGCAGCCGCAGAGAGGGCGAGAGCGTTCCGCCCGAGCGCGTTCAAGCCGCCGACGCCTACCGGCGGGAGCGTCGCGCTAAGCGAAGGACCGAAGAGGCCATCGGGAGCTACCGCCCGGAACGATGACGTCGGCCCCTGAATCCCGGCGGGCGTCTTAGCCGACGGGCCGTAGGGGCTGATGCCGAGGTAGTCGGCGACGATCTTGTAGCGTCCGCCGAGCAGATGCGCGAGCTGGCCGAGGTTGTCGGTCAGGAACCCGAACGGCGTGCCTTTGATCTCGCTGTTGAAGCCGCTCCACGCTTTGGCGAGACCGCCGATGCCGGTGGCGGCGATCCCGGCAGCCTGGCCGAGCGCCTGAACGAGCGGGGTGGCCGTCTTGACCGCCAGGTTTACGTCGTCCTGGATCCGCTTCTGGTTCTTCGACTTGTCGAGCCAGTCAGCGAGCTTCGTATCGAGGCGCGTGATCGTCGGAAGCAGCGCCGTCCCGATCGTTATCTCCGTCCGGTGAATAGCGACCGAGAGACGATCCTGCGCCCCAGCCGCCGTGTTCGAGTAGGCGACCGCCGCGCCGGCGTACTTCTTCTGCACCTGGTCAAGAACATTGAAACCCCTACTGCCCTTTTGGACTTCGATCCCGAGCCGCTTCAGTCCGGTCGTCGAGCCTTCGTAGGCGCGGGTCAGGATCAGTGTTGACGAGTAGAGGTCCTTGTTCGCGCCACGCGCGACGTTCGCCGAAGTGGCGAGCAGTCGGTTAGCTCCCGCGACCGAGCCGGTGGCGCGGAGCGCGAGCGTGAACGAGCGGGTAGCGACGTCCTCGGCGAAGCCGAGCTGCTCCTGACCCTGGATCACCTTCTGGATGTCCGCGGCGTTCTCCCGGTACGAGAGTCCGCTCCGCTCGACGGCGTTCCGGAGCTGCGCCTCGAGCGCGACGTGCTCGGTCGCGGCCTGCGTCGTCGTCTGGAGGGCATACTTGAGTCCGTAGCCACCGATCAGCGCTGTCGAGGTCAGCGCGAGGGCTTTCGTTAGTCCGGAGTATGAGCGTGAGGCAACCGTTCCGACTCCGGAGAACCGCGACGTCTCCGCCGACGTCTGACGCAGGTCGCCGCGGATCTGCGTCGAGAGTGCCGACCGGAACCCAGCCGTTTCGGGCCTGATTTGTACGAATGCGGTAGCGATCGCCCCTTCAGCCACGGGTTCTCCCCGGAGACATCATCCGCATCATCCGCTCCGACGCCGCCCGGTTCCGTTCCGCCGTCACGCGCCGCCGCAAAGCCTCCGCCTCGTCGGCGGCGAGCTCCCAACGGAGCGGCAGGTCGAGATCCCGCTCCAACTCCTGGAGCGCCGCGGAGCTGTGCTGCGATGCTTCGATCAAGAGGGCGTAGGTAGCGGTGAGGAGGGTTCGGAGCGTGTCCGCGCGGGTGCCGGCGAGGGCGAGTTTCCCGTCGAGGTAGTCGCGGTTTCGGGCTGCGTGCTGGAGGAGCCGAGCAGCCCGTCGGTAGGGAGACCGTTCACCTTCCCGAGTAGCCACACCGCAAGGCTGAGAATGTCCTGAGATGTAAGTGGGTGAGGGGCGTCGGGGGAACGAAGCGCATCCCACTTCGCATGTGATTCGTCCTCCAGGCACGCCTTGATAGTCGCGTCATAGACCGCCATCATCTCCTCGTTCGTCATCGGAGATTCTGGCGGCTCGCCGCCAGTTCCGTTCCTCTCGTAATGATCGAGCGCCAGAGCCCATCGTAGGTTCGCGTCATTCATCGCTTCGTAAGCGAATCCAACCTCCGGTGGGATCGCCACGCGGTAGGTCAGCTCTACATCGCCGATCGTAAAGGTGCGATCCTGCGAGGCGGTCAATCGACGACGGTCGTTGAACGCTTTGAGGAAGTCGTCTTGCATCAGGGGGCGTCCTCTCTTCTAGTAGATCGCCGCGGGAAGCGCGGGCCGTAGATAGGGGCGGGGGGCCATCCGTTCGGTGCCGAGCTCGACATAGCCCGCATACTCGACGTTCGAGCCGATGTCCGCGTAGAGACCTTCGCCGTCGGCGAAGACCTGCCAGGTGATGCTCGAGCGGAGCCGCCCCGTACGCACGGCGGGGCCCGAGCCGGGCACGGACGGCGGCGGATGCGAGGCGTTCTGCTTCGCCGCTGATTCGACCCGGATCGCGCGCAGGGCGAGGTCGCGCGCCACCGGTCCCTGCGGCCCGTTCAGCAGTTCGTGGAGCGGCCCCTCGTTGAAGACGATCTCTTCGCTCATGCGGTGTAGCCGCCGATCTCGACGCGGATCGTCATCTGCCACAGCACCAGCCCGGCCTGCGGCGTCAGCGACAGGCCGCCGTCGTAATGAACGTCGGTGCAGGCGCCACCGAAGAGGTCGTCGTTCTTGATCTTCTGCGTGATCACGTTCCAGATCGCCCAGCCGTCCTCCAAACTTTTCTTCGATGCGGCGGTCAGGTTCGCCGCCATCACGTTCGCGTTGCTTTTCGCGTCGGTGATTCCGCAGCGGGCGGAGACGACGGTCAGGCCGGCGAGGTTGATCCGGCCGCGGCGATGGCGCCAGCCGGTCGACGGTGGCGGGTTCAGCGGCGACGTCGAATCCTCCGTCAGGGTGGCGCCGTAGACGACGAGGGTGTCGCAGAGGAAGTCGAATGTGGGGACGCCCGGCGAGATGTAGCTGACGGCGGGCGGCCCGGCTTCGGTCGTCGCGAGCGCGTCCTCGGCGGCGGCGAGCAGCTCGCCGGCGAGATCGAAGAGGGTGGAGACGGTCGAGACGGCGACGGTCACGTCGACCCGAGCCTCGGCGCATACTGCGCCACGTCCGGCGACCATACGGCAGGTCTGCGCCGGAGCCCGGACGGGTTGTATGCGGCCATGAAGGCGTCGACCGCGATGATCCCGGTGCCTCCCGCGCGGAGCATCTGCGCGAGCGGCGTGACCCGCTCCTGCGTCAAACCCTGCCGGACGATCTTCGTGACGTTGTTCGGGATCTTGCAGTCGCCGCCGGTCATCGAGGCGTAGAGCTCGCAGGCGAACTGTTTGGCGGCTTCGATCCCGAGCGGCGGTGGGTCATTCCCGTGGCGGTAGCGGACCGAGAACGTCCCCTGCTCGGTGTCGTCGAGCGCTTGCACCTGGCAGCCGGGCCAGCGGGCGTTTGTGCCTCCCGCGGCGGGGTCGTTCATCCGGGTCAGCCATGTCCAGTCGTCGAGGCGGTACTGCGGTGACCCGTCCGTGTAGGTGGCGGGGAGCACGTCCCCGTTGATCTTGACTTCGATGATCTCGCGGACGGGGTAGCCGCTCAGCTTGACGCGGGAGAGCGGCGAGCAGCCGCACAGCGGGCCGCCCTGGCTGCCGCCGAGTCCCATCGGCGGGCCGTACCAGCCCCAGCCGTAGCCGGCGCCCCAGCCCCACCAGGCGTAGATTCCGGCGCCCCAGTTGTATGTCCAGCATCCGTTCTGTGGGTCGCCGCAGGGGCGGGCGGTGGTTTCGCAGAGGCCGCTGAACTGGCGGCCGCTGATCTCGTACATCAGCATCGAGGATTCGACGGCGACGGCGTCGAGTAGCTGGGCGTCGGCTTCGGCGTCGGCGCCGCAGAGCGCGACGAGGTCTTCGCCTTCGATCCAGGTGCGGCACGGCCCGAGGACGGGCCCGGGCGCTTCGGCGGGGACGTCGACGCTCGAGGGGATAACGAAGAACTCGCCGGGGAGGGTGGCGACGAGAGCGCCGGTGCCGACGGCTTCGTAGTGGTACTGGCCTGCGTCGGTCGGTGCGCCGAGCGCACATTCGTAGACGCCGACGCCCGGGTTGGTGACGTTCAGGTCGACGCCGAAGGTGTAGGTGACGATCGTCCCGTCGGGCTCGCGCACCTTGAAGATGACGTTGGTCGGGTCGGTCGGTGTGGATCCTTCGAGGAAGGTGGCGTCGAGGGTGATCGGGTTGCCCTGCTGGTATGGGGTGCCGCTCATTCGTCGCCTCGTTTGTCGCGGAGGAAGCCGCTTGTGGCGGCGCGGTCCTCGATCATGCCTCCGTCGGTTCCCGTGTCGGCAATATAGCCCCCTGTCGCGGGCCTGTCCGAGATGTAGCCGTGGCCGGGTGCGGCGGGGGTGTTGGAGCCGCCGGATCCGGCGAACATGCCTGCGGCGAAGCGGTAGCCGCCGAACGCCATCAGCGCGCTCCCTGCTTCCCTCGGGCGCCGCGGTGGCCGCTTGCGGTGCCGTAGCCGTGCCAGTAGCTGCGGTTGTTGTGGGCGAGCACGCGCGTACGCCACCACCAGCGGATCCGACGCCTCATGCCGTTACCGCCTCGCGGAGCTCGAGCGCGCGGGCGGCTACGAGCTTGCGTTTCTCCTGCGACCCTTCGCTCGTGTAGATCCGGCCGGGGGCGCTCGCGTGCGGCAGCACTTCGTAGCCGAGGTCGACGCGCAGGCTGGGGGTGAGGATCCCGGCGATGTCGTCGCAGTAGGTGAGGAAGAGGTCGTCGAGCGGCCACTGGCCGAGGTAGGCGTCGAACGCGGCTTGCGGGAGGTGCCGTTCCATGAGGGATCCCGCGCCGACCTGGACGGACTGTTCCTGGTCGTACCCGGCGTTTTCGTACCAGGGGGACGGCATGTTGGCGGTGATCCGTCCGGGTTCGTGCGCCGCTCTGAGTGCTTCGTGGGCGGTGAAGATGACGTCGTCGTCAATGAGGAAGACGAGGTCGTTGGTGGCTTCGCGCATGGCGAGGAACCGTCCGTAGCATTTCGCGTCCTCAGCCCTCTGCGAGTTGTCCCAGACGATGATCTCGGTGTAGGGGAGCTGGTCGGTGATCTGCTGGATCGCGTCGGGCTGGTCGCCGCGGGTGACGATGATCGCGGTCACGTCGCTGATCGTCTTCGCTACGGGCGCGGGACGCCGATAGGCGTCTCGGTGGACGAAGAGCCGGTCGTTGGGGTAGGGGATCTTGTCGGCGATCGAGTCGGCGAGGCGGGCGAGGGCGCGCAATGGTTCGGCGCGGCCGGGTCGCTGCTCGTAGGCGGCGAGCAGTTCACGCATCCCGTCGAGTCCGTGGATATGCTCGCCGAGGAGGCAGCCGAGCCGGTATTGGGCGTAGAAGGTTTCTTCGTCCCAGCCGGGCATGTTGGCGCGTGCGCGGTAGAGCGCGGCGGCTTCTTTGGGGCGTCCGAGGTCGTTGTAGGTTTGGGCGAGGTAGAAGGCGGTTCGGGCGTCGAGCGGGTCGGCGGCGTGGGCTTGGCTGAGCGCTGCGAGGTCGCGTTCGAGCTTCGCGGGGCCGGTGGATGGTTCGACGTGGATGCGGAGGCCGGGGAGAACTTCGCTGGTGTAGGGCTGGTCGCTTGCGAGGCAGGCATGGGCGACGCCTTCGTAGCGCCATTCGCGGTCGCCGCGGATCAGGATGGGCAGCGTGTAGTCGAGTCCGCCGAGGCTGAGGGTGCCTTCGTACACGTCGGCGGTGAGCGGCGGCAACTCGGCGGGGTAGTCGAGCGTCATGTCGGCATCGAGCATAAGCAGATAGTCGGGCGGGTTTCCGCACTTGCACTTCGGGTAACGGTCGCAGCATCCCGATCTGGTGGCGCACGGCTTTCCGCCTGCGAGAGCGAGCGCTTCGCTGCGGTTGTGGGAGAAGCTGACCCATTCACGCTCGAACGGTTCGTAGCCGTGGGCGCGGATCTTCTCGCGGGTGTCGTCCTCGCTGCCGGTGTCCACGATGACGGCGCTGTCGATGTGCGGGGCGGCGCTGGTGAGCATCCGGTCGATGCTGGCGGAGGCGTCCCGGACGATAGCTACGAGGGAGACGGTCATGCCTTCGTGAACCTAATGAAGGTCGGAGGATAGCCAGCCGTCCCGCCTGACCCCGCGAAGACGGTTGCGGTGCTCACGCTATGAAACGCCGTGACCTTGTAGGTGTGCGATCCGGCCGAGGGTGTAAAGCGGTACGTCCAGGTTCCGCCGTTACCGCCTCCGCTCGTGTTGACGTTGCAGAAACGGGTGATTTGCGTTGATCCCTCGAACAGGGAGATTAGTACGGCATCGGCTACGCCGGGGTTCACGAGTCCAGATCCGAATGTGGCGATGACGGGTGAGCCATCGAATGTGTAAGTGCTGGCCTGCACGATCAAAGTCCCGGACGCCTCAGTTGTGGAGGCGACGACAACATTCGTGGTGATTTGGTTGTACCCGATCTCTCCTGCCCCCGCAGCCCCCGTCGGCCCCGTCGCTCCCGTAGCCCCAGTCGAACCAGTCGCCCCCGTAGGCCCTGTAGCGCCTGTAGACCCCGTCGCGCCCGTGCTTCCCGTAGCGCCCGTATTCCCGGTCGGACCCGTCGCCCCAGTCACACCAGTCACACCAGTCACACCAGCAGCGCCAGCCGTCCCAGTCGAGCCAGTCGCACCCGTTGCTCCTACGGCTCCCTGAGGGCCGGTAGCCCCCGTGGCCCCGATCGCACCGGTGCTGCCGGTGGCTCCAGTGGAGCCAGTCGGTCCGACGCTCCCGGTAGCTCCCGTCGCGCCATCAGATCCCGCCTTGCCGGTCGGCCCAGTAGAACCAGTAGCGCCGACGGATCCGGTTGATCCCGTCGCACCCGTCGCCCCGGTAGCCCCCGTGACGCCAGTAGCGCCCTGCGATCCAGTCGAACCGGTAGCTCCGGTAGCGCCTACCGCCCCCGTAGATCCAGTCGGGCCAGTCGGGCCGGGAACCGAGCTCGCCGCACCGGTCGCACCCGTGGCGCCCGTCACGCCACCGGAGCCGGTCGCTCCAGTGGCTCCCGTTGCCCCTGCGCTTCCCGCCGATCCGGTAGGGCCAGTCGCCCCAGCGGGGCCAGTCGCACCCGTAGCGCCCGCCGGGATCGAGTTCACCGCGCTCTCGATATCGGTGAGATCCTTCACCGTCACCGTGTTCTCGAGCAGCCAGCCAGTAGCGATTGGCTGCGCCGACGTGCCCTCCTGCGCCCGCAGGATCTGCAACACGTTCCCGACGATCCCCGTCACCCGGACGATCTCCGCCGACGCGAGCAAAGGCTCCCCAGTGCCGTCCCAGCAGGTGCCGTTCCACGGAGCCGCCGGGAACTCCGAAGCGTCCGCCACCGTCAGCGACAGCCCCGACGTAGGCGGCGAAGGCGGAACCGTGACTACCGCACGCGCGAGATTCGCGTGATCGTCGAAGACGAAGGTCACGGCGCCGCCCTAGCGGCCCTTCTCAGCTACCTGGCGTAACGCTCGCGAAACCGCAAGCCGCCGACGGCGGAGCGTCCGACACCTGCGCGTAGCCGCCCTGCGGCTCGAACAGGATCGACCCGCCGTACGGGCCATGCCCCCAGAGCGGGTTCGAGCGGGTGTAGCCGGCCCAGTCGAGTTGGAGCAGATCGTTGCCGAGCGTGAACTGGTTCGACGGCGAGAAGAAGCACATCGGGAACGACCAGTACCAGTACGGCGACGTCGGGTTCTGGTGGTCGCACTCCCAGGCGTACGACCACGCCTCGATCGCGACCGGAGGCGGAGGCGTATCCGTCGGGCAGACGTTGATCGGCCACGACATCCCGATCGGAACGTCCGTGTCGAGGACGAGGGCACCGCCGAGCAGCATCGACGTGAGCGCCGGGTCGGGGGTGCCGAGCACCAGCGACAGGTTGAACCGCTTGAGCCGGTCCTGGTCCTTGAACGTCGCGATGATCTGGCCGCAGCCGCCGACCAAAGTGGACTCGACGCCGACCTGGATGTCGCCGGTCGGGGCGAGGCTGATCGTGTTGTCGGTGACGTAGCTGTTGTTCGGCTCGGGCGCGACAGACCCGTCCGTATTGAGGGCGGTGACGCGGAGCGCGCAGAGCTTGACTGACTCGTCGCAGTATTCAACTACCGACATTGGTCTTCCCTCCTTCACGGATCGGGTTGGGTTGGATCATGTGAGACTCCGGTCGATCAGGACGCCGTATTGTGCGACCGTGTCCCACGTCACCAGGGCGTCTCGCTCTGCCCGGTAGGTGACGATGTTCTCTTCGCGGTTCAGCGCCTGCTTGAGCTGGTCGGGGTAGATCCGGATCGTCGGTTCCCGGCGGATCTGGACGGGCCCGGACGCGAACGCCCACGCCTGCGTCGACGTGATCGCGCCGCCGTGCGAGTCGGGCAGCACGCCGATGTAGCCGTCGCCGACGACGACGTCGTTTCCGCCGGACGTCTGCAAGGCGCCGCCGACTTTCTGGATCGCTTCGCCGAAGAACGACCAGGCGATCATCGTGGCGGGTGTCGCGTGGATCATGCCGCGGCGGTGGGTGCCGCCGATCGCGTTCTCGAGCAGCGCCAGCCCTTCCTTCGGCGAGACAGCGCCGCCGCCGAGCACGACCATGTTCGAGTCGCCGAGGTACGGCTGGCCTGTCCCGTTCAGCGCGCCGCCTTCCGCGAGCACGTTCTCGTAGATCGCGGACTCGACCGCGGCGAACGCAAGCTGAGCGCGGGCGGTGAAGTATTCGGGGGAGACGATCCGGCTCGAGGTGCAGGTCTCGGGGAGGTAGGCGGTGAACGCGGCGAAGATCGGCAGCGGCGGCGTCTCCCCGTCCTGCTTCGTCCGGAGCGTCCCGGTGGAGCAGGGGTCGAAGCTGTAGCCGCCGTCGATCGGGTACGGGTAGACCTGGGCGCCGTTGCCCCAGCGGAAGATGTCGCCGGCCGGGTCGTCGGGGAGCATGAGCGCGACGTAGTCGTAGAGGTCGGAGAGCCAGGCGGCGGATCGGGCGGCGAAGTCCTCCGCCGATTCGATCTCGGCCTGGATCGGGGCGGGCCCGAGGACGTCGCGGGCGGCCTGTTCGACCGCTGCTCGGGTGGCGTCGTTCAAGACCTGGGAGGTCGGGATCAGCCCGTAGGCGGGGGCGACGGGAAGGGGGCCGTCGATCCTGACCGGCGGCCCGAACGTGGCTACGGCGGTCATATCGTCAGCACCCCTTCCTTATCGTCCCTGTCATTGGGTTACGAGCAGAAGCTCGAGTTGTCCTTCGGTGCGGCGACGGTGCCGCTCGGGCAGACGGCGGTCGTAATCCACAGTGATTCGATGCCTACAAAGGCAACGTTCTCGAAACTTTCACCGAAGATTTGGAACTGGTTTTCGGCGTTGAGGACGCTGTCGCGGACGATGCCGAGCTCGAGGACGCCGCCGTCGAGGAAGAGGAAGCTACCCTCGGGGAACAGCGCCCACTGGACATCTGTCGGGAACGTTTCGAGCGCCCCGGCCGACTGGGCGCCGAACACCTGGGCGGTGCCGTCGGAGGGGCCGTCGAGGTAGAACGACGGCTCGACGTTGTAGCTGCGGAGGAGGGCGATCAGCCCGGCCTCGCTCATGTCGAACCGCTGGAACTGCGACCGGACGATGTCGGCGACGAGCAGGTCACGCGACCAGGCGGGGAAGAGCGCCCGTAGCGTCGCGTCGGCGGGCATCCTCTGCCGCGACCGCTGTCCGGCGGCGGCGGTGAGGACGGAGCCGAGCAGGCTCGAGGTGGCGCCCTGCGTGTTCGTGTTCGCCTGCGTCACCTTCGTCGACGCGGCCTTGATCCCGTTGAGCAGGTTCGTTTCGGCGAGCCTGGCCCAGCCGGCCATCACGGTGTCGTTGAACTGCGCGACCCGCTCCGGGAACGTCCGGGCGGTCAGGTTCGACCAGGTGACGCAGTGGAAGATGATGTCGACGTCGACCTCGGTCGCGGCGACGCACTCCACGGTGAGGCACGACTTGGCGGCGAAGGTGCCGCCTTCGGCGTCCTCGGCCTCGGTGACGATCCCGATCGCGTCGGAGCCGCTGATGGTGCCTATCCCGATCGGCGGGTTGAAGCGGATGCCGCCGCGGTCGGCGTTGAACGCGACGATCGCGTCGCGGACGGGCCGGTCGAGGGTCGCGATGAACTGCTGCCCGTAGTAGGGGGTGACGGGTGCGCAGACTCCGCCGGCGGCGACGATGTTGCCGTTGGGGCGGGTGACGTTGCGGATGCGGTCCCAGTTGCCGAAGCCTTCCGGGTCGGCTTCGATCGCCATGAGCCGCCGCTCCTCCGGCCAGGGGGTGTGGAGGGAGGCGACGACGACGTTCTGGCGGAACCCGGGCGGCGTCGAGACGACGGCCTGGGTCGCGGACGCGAGCGCCCGGAGGACGTCGCGCTCGCTCTCGAGACGCTGCCCGGACTTGAACCCGTTGATGTCGGCGGACGCGACAAACGTGGGCTGCTCCGGCTCGTGCGGGAGCGGCTGGTGCGCGGCGGACGGCCTCGGGAGCGGGCGGCGCGTCCGGGCGGCGGGGGTCGCGGCTGCGGCGATCGGCTCGTCGACGACGGTCTCCGTCTCGGGTTCGGCGGCGAGCTCGGCTGGCGCCTCGGGCTCGTCCGCGGTCGCCGGCGAGTCGGTGTCCGTCTCGGACTCTTCGGCGGCCAGCTCGACCGCGGGCGGCTTGAGCTGCGCGGCGAGCTCGGCGATCTCGTCGCGCTGCTCTGCTGCGGACTGCTCACGCGCATCGAGTTCGGCCTTGATCGAGAGTGCGGCCTCGACGCCTGCGAGCATCTGGTCTCGAACGTCGTCGACGCCCTCCACGAACGAAAACTGCTCGGGAGTGGCGTCTTTCTGAGCGGCGTCAGCAATCTGGTCGCTGACCGAAACGAAGTCTGCGTGGAGTGCGGAAAGGTCTTCGTCGCTGATGCCGTCGAAGTTATCGGGGAGTTCGGGGAAGAGAGCGCGTGCCATAGTCGGTTCCTCCAAGCGAAGTGGGAAAGTTGCTCGCTTGGCCGGGCTATGGCGGCCAGCTATCGAGTCCGGCTACGCGCGGATGCTCGACTGTCTGAGCGATTCATAGCACCTACGCGGTGGCGTTGTCTAGTCCCAGGTGATTTTGCGGGGGTCGCGGTCGCCGATCGGCCATTTCGCGCAGCGTGCCGGGTTCTTCCCGGCCATGTGTTTCCGCCCGATCAGCGACGGCGTATCGTCGGGATGCTCGACCAGCGACGGCACCGTTACCAGCGCCTTGATCGTGGGGTGCGCGCGGAAGAAGTCGCCGGCGGGGGCGTCGTCTCCGCGCGGTTCGGTTCCGCGCCCGTCGACCCAGTCCGCGAGCTGCCGGGCGACCGGGACGGGGTAGGCGGAGGCGACGGTCGGCCAGAAGTCGGCGCGGTTCCAGTCCGCCCACGGTTTACGGGCGCGCATCGCGATCGTCGCGTTGACGCATGTGCGGCGGCATTGAGGCGAGAGGAAGAACGCGACCGCGGCGGCGGGTCGGGCTTCGACCGCGGCGGCGGCGGCCTCGGGGAAGTGGTCGCAGACGGTCGCGTCGTCCTGGACGACGAGCAGATGGGTGGCGTCTTCGACGTCGGCGCGGAGGGCGAGCCGGTAGGTGCGCCACGCGCTCGATTTCTCGCCGCCGGGGTCGACGACGAGCAGCGGATCGTCGAGCCGCTCGAGCAGCCGCGGCAGCAGGTCGGTGCGGGCGGGGTGGTGCTGGACGACGACGACGAGCTTCACCTGTGCGATTCGCCCCAGCCGAGCGCGCCTTCGACGCGATGGAGCGCATGGACGAGATGGTGGTTCTCGAGCCGGTGATGGTGACGGCAGACCTTCTTGTGGGTTCCGGCGACGGGATGCTCGCCGAGCCGGATACAGCGGGGCTGGCCGCAGCGACGCGACCAGTACCACCAGGCGAGCATCCCGAGCCCGGCGAACGTGGCGATCCCGCCGGCCCACTGGATGAGATTTCCTCCATCGCCCCACCACTGGTGCTGATTCAGCCAATGGGCAGCCCCAGTCATTAGCGCGGTGATGAACGCTGCGATCAGCGCGACCGTGAAAACGACGAGAACGCGCTCCTGTTTGGTCATCGGCGCGAACCTTTATAATGGCGGTGGTGGCTAAACGACCTCTTTCTGAGCGCTTCTGGGAGAAGGTGAACATGAATGGGCCCATCCCTGGATCCGATTCCGCAATCGGCAACTGCTGGCTGTGGAGCGGCGCCGTCGGACGCGCTGGCTACGGCGTAATCTGGAGCGGTGAAGATGACCGAGCGGCGCTTGCTCATCGTGTCGTTTGGAGACTCGAGCGAGGAGAAATCCCCGCTGGCCTGCTTGTCTGCCACCATTGCGACAATCGGATCTGCGTTCGCCCCACGCATCTCTTCATTGGCACTCATGCCGATAACGGCGGCGATATGAAACGGAAAGGCCGCGCGAGAGGAGGCGTTCCGGCTGGTCTGCTCGTCGGAGAACGAAATCCTCATGCCAAGTACACCGCCTCCATCGTCGCGGAAGTCAGGCGAAGGTTCGCCGACGGCGAGCGCCAGTTTGAAATCGCCGAGGCAATGGGGCTAAAACGGAGCGCGGTCTTCGACATCTTGCGTCGCCGCTGGCAGCACCTTTAGGAGCGGGCGAGCTCCGCCAGAGCCGCGACGCCGCCGCGCGCCCGGGCCGCGAGTACCCGCGACCGCACCGCGAAATCGACCGGCCCGGGATCGTCGTCGAGCAGCCCGATCGTCGATGTCAGGATCAACGCCGTCTCCTCGCCGCCGTCCTCCCCGATCGCCGACGCCTGCAAGATCGGGAACCCCGGCACCGGCACCGCATGCGCGGCGACCATCTCACCGTTACGCCAGTCGCCCGAGAGCGGGTTCGCGAGCAGATCCTGGATCTCCGACGGCGAAACGCCGGGCCGGAGCGCGCCGGCGATCCAGATGCCGTGGGCGTCCTCGCCTGCGCGGACGAACGCGGCGACCGCCGCCGAGTTGTCGTAATGGCGCCGTGCGGCCGCCGACGTGTCGTTGATCGAAGCATGGCCGCTCGCCAGGGTGAGCTTCCCGATCGGGAGCAGCGCCCCTTCGGCGGTTTCGACGCGGCCGACGTGGAAGTGGGCGTAGCCGGTGCGGGAGCGGGGCGGCGGGACGCAGCGTCCCGCGTAGCCGGTGTGGCAGCCGCGCCACGGCGCGACATGGCCGAACACGCGGCCGTCGTCGGTGACGGTGACGAGGGTGGGCCGGTCGAGCTGCGGGTCGTCGAACCAGGCGGCGGGCGGGCACAGCGGCGGCTCCGCCTCGACGGCGCTCGCGGTGAGCGCGTCGCCGAGATCCCAGCGCGTCTCGTTCGAGAGTCGACCGTCGCCGCCAGCGAGCAGCGAGATCGTCGCGTCTGTCAGCGCCTGGACCGGGCAGATCGTCGCGCCGGCGATCGTGTACGTCTTGAAGACGTTGATGACGTCGTAGTCCTCGAGCGGATCTGTCGGAGACGGAAGATCCACAGCATCGGGAAGGGACACGGCAGCTCCGTTCGCGTACATCATCGGCTCGAACTCCACGTCGACCGGGTCGATGCTCATACCCGTGATGAAGTCACCGCCGACGTACGTTGCGGCCTTCTGTCCTACATCGTCGAGCGTGAAGACGCCCATCCCTTTGATCTCATTTCCGTCGCGCCAGACGTAGTCGGCGCGGGCGCAGATCGGGGCTTCCGATACCAGTCTCGCGTGCGGAGAGTCGTAGATGATCCCGATCGGGATCGGCGGGTTCTTCCAGGTGCCGCCGCCGAGCGCGAGCATCCGCTTCGTACCGTTGTCGACGGTCGGGACGCCTTCGACGCAGAGCGTCGTCTGCCAGGGCGTGTATCCCTGCGCCTTCATGGCGGATCCGTACTGCTCGAAGGTGGGTACTTCCCCGGCGGCTACGAGCGTGTCGTGGATCTGCGCGTCCGGGCCCATGCCGCATTCCATGCAGGAGCCGTTGCCGTCGTCGAGGTAGGCGTGCGAGGTCGCGACCGCGATGTCGTCCGCGTCGTCGTCGGGAGGAGGGGCCGCGAAAGGATCGACGCTCGGCTCGATGCTCGGAGCGAGAACGATCCCTCCGCTGCTCCGGTTCCCGGTCTGGTTCGTAGTGGCGGAGCCCACGCTGAGCGTGAGCGGGATCGTGATCTGCGCTTCGCCCATATCTCCTCCTTCGCTAGTGATGCTTATACCACCTGCGGCCGAAACGGACGTGGCAGCGAGCGGGAAGTCCTGTCGTTGGTCGGCGATCGCGAGGGAAAGCGTTGAGAACGAAAGAGGCGCTCCGAGACAGTCCGTGGGCGGCATCGCGTCGTCCTGCGTGTAGTCGAGTGTCAAATGTGGCGTCCATCCGTGCTCACTCGGAGATTCGATGCCCCGGTCGGAGAGCGCTGAGGCGACCGATTCCCTAAGCGCGCTGAGTCCCTTCACGTACGGGAGCGCAATGAGCGGCGCCCCATCTGGTCCGGTAGCGAATCGTCCGACACCGCCGACGGAGCCAGAGAGCGGCTCGCTCGCATTGGCTACCTGGGCGAGCGCGGCGCGTACATCGTCGTGATTGAAGGTATCGGCGGCACCGAGAAAAACGAGCGTTACGTGCATCTTCTCGGGCGGATGCCCGTCCGGCAGCGCGATAGCTTCGGCTTCGCTCGGATGGGGATAGACGGCGACCATCGCGAGGTTACTCACGTCCGGCCCACCTGCGGCCGAAATGTCGGCGGCGCTCGAGCCGTCACCGACCGTCTCCGAGTACGTCAGCGTGCAGCGGCAGTTGCAAGCCTCGGCGTCGGATAGCTGCGGGTCGCCGGGGTAGTCGGCGCTCTCGCCGCCGACGTCGAACTGCTCGTCGATCGGCACCGTCTGCCCGTCCGCGTCCGCATGGGTGGGCCGTACGAGGTCGTCGGCAGCGGTCAGCCACGTCTTGTAGCCGCCCCCGTCACCGAAGACTTCCTTCGCGGCGAGGTGGGAGCCGCCGTTCGCGATCCCGTTCAGGTCGGTGCGCGCCAGCATCTTGCTTTGCGCCTGGGAGAACTGGTCGGAGAGCGTGACGATCTGCTCGGCGGTCTTGTTCACGGAGAGCCCCTGCGTGTAGGCGTCGCCGATGATTTTCGCGAGGTCGTCGCGCACCGATTTGGCGACATCGCCGGAGCGTCCGCCGATCTGGCCGAGCAGCGTGAGCGCGAGCGGGTTCGTGACGTCGAAGCTGATCCCGGCGGCCGCGTAGGCGTCGCCGACGCTGCCGAGCGCTTTCCGGTGGATCGGCGCGGTCTTCTTCGCGGTTTGGGCGGCGATCTGTTCGAGGTTGACGAGCTCGTCGATGTTCGGTGGCGTCCAGTTCGGCTGCTTCGGGTCTTTCGGCGTCGCGGCTGCGGTGATGGGTGCGGTTTGGCGGAAGCGGTGGGCGGCGGTGCGGCCGGCGGCGGCGAGTACCTGTTGGTAGGCGTCGGCGAGCTGCTGCTCGTGGCGGTCGGCGGCGGCTTGCGCGTCGACTTTGTTGAGGGCGGTGACGGTCACAGAGTCTCGATTCGCATCCCGTCGCTCAGGTTCGATCCGGCGGGCAAACGAACGTCTCGCAGATCGCCGGGCGAGGATGGTCGTAGATCGAACACAGGCCCTCGGGCGTTACCTTCGGACAGGGCAGAGCGAACGCGGGGATCGGCGTGTCGCCCCTGACAATCGTGAGGCCAAGGGACCGAGCGAACGGAACCTCGTCGGGTCGAAGCCGAGCCTCCGGGTAGAGCGTTCCGTCGCAGCACCGGCCGCACTGACAGTTCACAGCGCAACCGGGATCACCGTCACGAGGTAGACAACGGCCGATCCGTCGGTCGCTCCGGTGTCCGATCCGCCGGGGGCGCCGGTGTCGTTGGCAACCACCTGCAACGGTGAGGTGGTGGTGAACTTGGCCGGAACGAACCGCGCGGCAACCGTCGCCGGAGTCATCGAATCGAATAGCACGTTCATCTCAGACAACGGCCAGTTGACATTCCCGGAGAAGCTGCCCTTGAGGATGTCACCGGCACCGAAGTTGTAGTTGCTGTCCGTCGCGTTGGCGCTGATCCCGGCACCTACGTCACCGGCGGCGAACATGCCTTTCCCTCCAGTCCAGTCGGTGCCGATGTCGATGATCGCGCTGCCCTTGACGCCCCAGCCGGTGAGTACGGACACCCAGGCGTCGAGCAGGATCTCGCCGACAACCGGCGTGTAGAAGTCAAGTCCCGTGAGAATGTCGGGCGTGTTATAGGCGAAGGCGAAACTCTTGACGACGGGAACACCGGGCTGCGAGCCGCCACTCCCGACCTGCGTCTCCGACCCGTCCGGGTTCCGCAGCCACACCGTCCCATCAGCCTTCTCGAACAGCCCGTCGCTCGGCACTCCATCGTTACGGAACGCCGTCAGATACTGCCGGAACCAGCTCATCGCTTCCCTCCCTTCCGTCGCACGACCCTGACCGGCACCAGCCCGTTCGGCGCCCGCCGCCACCACATCACCGAATCAACCCGGACGCCGTGCGGCATACACTCCGGCGTGATCTCCTCGTCGCGCAGCCACACCGTCGCCATCAAACCCCGCGACGTCCGCTGCCACGGCGCCGTCACGATGAACGCCTGGATCCGCTCCGCCTCCGCCGTACTCACCGTCTGCCCTTCATCGGCGGCGGCCGCTCGTCGAACAGCGTCAACGCGGCGTGGCGCTCCACCTGCTCCGCGAGCAAAGCTGCCTGGTCGGCGTCCATGCCGCGGCGCACCGCGAACTCCCGTAGCAGCGACGCGCCGCCCGCGACCAACTCCCGCGGCGTCGGCAACTCGAGCCCCGCCGCCGGGGCGGCCAGCGCGGCGGCGACGAGGCCGTTCGGGACGTCGCGGATCGCGTCCGCGCATTCCGAGCAGCGCGTGTCCTCGGGCGCCCGCGTAATCCGGGTCCGCAACCGGGAGCCGGCGAGCTCGCGGCAACGGTCGACGGTCAACGCGACCGCCTCCGAGAGATTCCCGGCCGCCGTCACCGCGCCGTCCGGGGCGGGCGGAACCTTCGCTACCTCCGCGCCGGTAGCCGCCGGCGGCGGTGTGGGCGCCCCGGGAGCGGCTTCCGTCCCGGTGGCCGACTCGACCTCGCCGGGCGCCGGTTCGATGTTTCCGCCGCGGATCGTCGGGATCCCGTACCAGGCGAGCGACGAGTCGCGGGTAGCGATCCCGATCCGTTCCGCGCGCTCCTCCTCCGAAGGGGCGTCGTCGTCGTCGAACCCGGCGACCTCCCTTAGCGTCTCGAGGCTGATCGCTCCGCGATCCCATAGATCCTTCGCGTCCGCGGTCCGGTCGGGATGGTTGATGATCTCGGAGGCGTCGTACCAGACGCACAGATCCTCCCAGCCGTCGATCCCGGCGTCGCGGCACGCAGGCTTGAAGTAGCTCGCGGTGAGGTCCTCGCAGAACGCCTGCGCGACCGGCTGCAAATGGGTCTTCCAGGTTTGCTCGTCGATCTGCCAGGCGTTCCAGTGGTTCACGTCGCTAACACCGAGCAGCACCTCGGGCGGGAAGTCGAGGCTGATCGCGATCCGCCTGATCAGCTCGGTGCGGAGATTCTCCTCCGGGTACGTCTCGAGCGGATTGTGGATCTGGAGCATCCGCATCTCTTTCAGGTACTCGGCGGCGCCGCGCACCAGTGCCGGGAAGACGGCTGAGGCGGTACCCGGGTCGGTGATCGGCGCGACAGCAGCCTCGGTCAGGTCGCGAAGGAAGATGTCCTCCTGCGGCGCCTCGTCCCCGACCGGCTCGGGGGGCGGCTGGCTTATCTCGTCCGGCACCAGCAGGATCCCCGGCCCCGCCATCCGGGAGACGGAACGGGCCCGCACCGCTGCGGTCAGCCGCTCCAGCTCGTCGCAGAGAAGCAACACGCCGCGCATCGGCGCGTCCGCCTGCGCCGAGAACATCGGGTGAGGCTGCCACCAGCGGTAAACGACGGCGGTGACCGGCTCCTCCGGCTCATAGTTTCCGTCGTCGGCGTACCGCAACGGCCGCTGCGGCAGCCCGGGCGCCTGCTGCCGGAGCAGCGCGCCGTTCAGGACGATCAGCTCGGCGGGGGAGACGAACTCCCACTTGTTCCGCTCCCCCTCGCCGTCGGACGGGGTGACGATCATGTAGCCCTCACCGATCAGCCATTTCAGCTGGCCGTAGGCGCGGAGCATCCCGGCGCGTCCGCCGCCGGGGTCCTGGACGTCGTCGAGGATCTCCTCGGCCTGCGGGCTGTTGTCTACCTCTTCGATCTCGCCGGCGGCGTCTTTCCGGCCGACGTAGATCCGGAGGTTCTGGAGCGAGCGGGCGTAGAACTGGGAGGCGTAGTGGATCTCACCGATGTCGTTGTAGTAGCGGAACGACTGATACTGCCATGCCTGGAGGAGGAGCCGCTGGGAGGCGGCGGCGTCTACGGACGGGGGTTGGCCTTCGGGGTCGATTCGGACGCCGGAGGCAGCGAACGACGGGCGGGCGCGGCGGGCGGGTGAGCGGCCGGCTCTGAGGCTGATCGCCAACGCGCGTCAGGTTTTCTTGGGCGGCGGGGCGTTCCAGACGGCGGGGCCGCGCTTCATCGCGGGCCGCGCTGGGGCCGCCGGGGCGGCTGCTGCCTGCTTCGGGAGTTTCTTGCCGCCGCACCCGCATCCCATCGCTGGATCACTTCCTTCCGTAGTCGGTTACGTTCAGTGCCTCTTTTAGCACCTGTGGAGGGAAAGTGTCGGGTTTTCGTTAGTCGTCGAAGCGGCCGAGGATCCCGACGACGGTCGAGATCGCGAACGGCGCCGCGGCGATCATGGCGCCGTGGGGCCAGGCGAGCCAGGAGCCCCACCAGGCGACCGCGGCCCAGAATCCGAGGCAGTAGGGGCATTGGATGAAGTCGGCGAGCTTGGCGCGGTAGTTCCTTTTGCCGTAGCGGACGAGGCGGAGGCGGGCCGGTTCGGTGATTTCGTCCCATGCACATAAACGCCAAACACGGTACGCGGCGAGCGCGAGTAGGAGCGCCTGCCACCAGTCGGGAACGTGGGTCACGCGCTCACTCCGCGCTCATGGCGGCCAGGGATCGCACGGTAGGGATGATCGGCGAGGTAGTGGCGCTCCCACGCGGCCCAGTTCCAGCCCCACGGCTTCCCGGATGGATGCTCCGCGCAGCCGCAACACCACTGACCAACGCAGTCCGCAGGCTCGTTCGGGTCGTCGTGGCGCTCCATATTCAATGCAGCGGGAGGCGATTCGCGGGTCGTAGTCACGTCGCCACCTTACCGAGCAGCTCGCCGCGCCACCGCTCCAGCCCGTCCGGCCACGCCCACCCCTCGAGATTCACCCGCGACGGAGGCCACATGATCGACGCCACATGGCTGTTCGCATGACCCGACCCGGGCGGGTACCGCCGGAACCGCTCCGCCCGCTCCGCCGGGTCAGCCCAACCGAAATGAAACAGCGCCTCGTACGTGAACTCCGCCGCGACACGGTGAACCGCGTCCGGCACCCGGCCGGTCGCCGTCTGCTTATCCGCCAGCGACAGGGAGGAGCGCCGGAGCGGGGCGGTGCGCCACGCGACCGAGATCGGGTGGGAGCGCCAGCCGCCGTCCTCGCGGACGCAGAGCCGCTCGTCGCAGATCTCCCATACCTCCGCGATGACCGCCGAGAGGGCGTCCGCCCGGGTTGTTTCGGCGAGCCGTCGGATCGCGGGCCCGTCGGAGAAGAGCTCGTCAGCGTCGGAGGCGATCACCCAGTCCGGATCACCTTCGAGGGTGTGCTGAAGGAGGCGGTTCCGGGCGATCGCGTGGCGGTGGAACGCCGGTTGCGCGTCGCGGGCGGCGTCGTCGATCCGGAGAATCCGGACGGGCGCGCCGCGGGGGATGAGTTCTTCCCATCCGTCGGTGGAGCCGTCGTCGAGGACGGCGATCTCGTCGACGAACTCGAGCAGGTTCGCGAGCGCGTATTCGAGGTAGCGATAGCGTTCGTTGCGGAGGATCAAGCCGGCCGTGATCTTCATGCGAGTAGATGCCTCCAGGATTCTCCACGGACGATCTGGCCGACTTTGATTCGTCCCACCGGGTAGTCGCGAGCGATTGAGGATTGGCTCTCGCCGTCCGCGTGACGCTTCCGAATCTCGCGTACCTGCTCGGCCGTCAGTTTCGCGCGCCCGTTTTGCTCACCCAGGTTTCCTGGCAATCCGCGATGCGCCCAATGGCGACGTTTCGCGACCATATCGTCCATGTTGTCTTGCCGCGTGCCGAGGAAGAGATGCGCCGGGTTGCAGCATGGCCTGTTGTCGCAGCGGTGGAGAACCCAGAGACCGTCGGGGATCGGCCCGTGCGTAGCTATCCATGCGAACCGATGGGCGGGAACGCAGGAACCCGCCCGCAACCCGAACTGGCCGTAACCACCGCCCGCCGTCGAGGCCGTCCACGGCCAGCATTCCGTTTCGCTTCCGCGGGCGACCTTCGCCCAGAAACGAGCTTCGGGGGTAGGCTTGCGTTTCACGCTGGCTCCTTCCACGAGTCGGCGTAGGGGACGCGGGGTATCGGCTCCGCGTCCCCGCATCCTATCCAGGATCACGCGAGCACCTGCTCTTTGGCCCACCAGTCGTAGTAGGCGTTCCCGCCTAGACTTTCGTATTTGGGCCATTCGCGCGCCCAGTCTCGGCCGATGTAGTCGCGGGTAAGGGATGCCCACGGCTCGAGGTCGATCAGGTCAAGACAGAAACAAGGGAGATCGGGGATCACCCACGCCTTCGCTACCTCTCGGTGCCTCGTTTGCCATTCCGACCAGCCGAACCGACCGTTGGGCGTCGGGCGGCAGACCTCGAACGCGCGATGGCGGATCAGGCCGATCCCGCCGATGAACCGGGCCGGCTCGACGGTACGGTCGACGTGGGGCGGCGGTACGGGCGGCCCGAGCCGCGGCTGAAGGCCGAAGCAGTCGATGCCGGGGTTGAGCGTCGAGACGCGGAGCAGTTCGGGGAGCCAGCCGGGGCAGACGACGAAGTCGTTGTCGATCTTCACGAACGCGGCGGCATCGTCGCTGGTGGGGCAGAGGTCGAGGTGGCGGAGCATCGCGGCGACGGGCCCGCCGAGCCGGCGGCTCTCGTATTTCACTTCGACGGGGAGGTCGCGGCTTGCTTCCCAGAGGTATTTGTCGGTGCCGTCGGTTGAGCCGTCGTCGTGGATGTGGAGCGTGGCGACTTGCGTCCAGTCGGTGTTGGCGGCGAGCGCGGCGAAGCTGGCCTCGGTGAAGGCGCGGCGGTTGTAGCTGACGTAGAGGATGTTCACCATTTCGGGCACCGAAGCGTGGTTCTGTCGGAGAAGTTCACGCCGTCAACGCCTTCGCTCGCATCACCCGACGGAACTCGTCGGGGTCACCGCCGTGGTCGGGATGCGTGGCCTTCAGCGCCGCCGTGATACCGCCGTAGCCTGCGAGCAGCGCCTCGGCCTGCTCTCGGGTCGCTACGGCGTCAGCGGCGTCCGTAGAGACGGGCAGAGCCTTCCAGCCGGTGTACTGCTCTCCCCGCTTCGTGACGCCGTAGCGGTCGACCTTGCGGAGCGCCTCCATCGCGAGCGCGATCGCCCGCACGTTGTCTTGCCAGTTGTCGAACGTGTCGACGGCGTATTTGAGCGGACCGAACTTCGAGTTGAACGCGAGGATGACGCCGGGGTGATGGGACTGAGCGCGTGCCCGCGGTGTGCCGTCGATGCGGAAGTCGCGCTCCTCGAGAGTGACCTGGAAGACCGCCTGGCGCGCGTTCAGGTGCGTCAACTCGCTCTCAAGCAACTGGATCGTCTGGCCCCACCGCGCCGAGAACTGCGCGCGGCGACGGCCCCGCGTCAACTCGCCGGGCCACGCCTCGATCGGGCGAAAGGTGATGTCGGCGTACCTCACCGACTTCTCCCGCCGAACAGGTACTCGTTCGGGTCAGCGCGCCAATCGATGTGCCCGCACTCCGCGCAAGGCTCACCGATCGCACCGATCATCGCGACCCGCTCGTCCTCTAGTTCCTTGACGCGGGCGAGCGCAGCATCACGCTCAGCCTCAACCTTGCGCGCGTACCCGATCCAGTTCTCCAGTTCGGCCGGATTCCGGCGCACCTTCGGCTTTCGTTCCGCTGTCTCTACCAGGGTAAGCAAAGCCGCGATGTCGGCCCTCATCTCAGCCGGGTTTCGGTACACGCCGAACGGGAACCGAGCGCGATCCCAGCCCTCCTGCCGTGACCACTGAGAGAGTCGCTCGCGCAGTTCGTCGTGCTGCTCGCGGGCGAGGTCGAGGTCTGGAGCGAAGATCACCGATAACTCCTTGGGAACAGCGATTCGCGGCCCGTAGTCACGGCTTCCGCCCCTCAAGCCAAAAACACTTCGGCTCCCCACCATGCCACGCCTGCAACAACGACCCGTCCACCCATCCCGTCGACTCCGCCGAATGCTTCCGCACCCGGAACCCCGCACCCTTCAAGAGCGCCCGCATCATCTCCGGCCCCGTCAGCGTGACCGCGTCGAGCCAGCCGCCGAACCGGGGCGACTCGGGATCCTCGGTGTTGTCCTCCGTCACGCGCAGGATCCCGCCCGGCTTGAGTACCCGGTAGATGTCGGCGATCACGTCGGGGAGGCGGCTCTCGGCGACGAACATGAGCGCATGGCTCACGGAGACTGCGTCTACGGTCTCGTCATCGTATTGGAGACCATGCTCGAAGCGCCACCCCATTACTTCGTCGAGATTCACGAAGCCGTCGAGGGGGTGCGCGCCGGAGCCGAGGTTCAGTTTCACGCGAGCGCCTCATGGATCGTGAGTACCTGCATCTCGAGCGCGTCCGCGACGTGATGCTCGAGCCGGGCGCCGCGCGACTTATGCCATCCGTCCATCAGCACGATCGCTTCGCAGTCGAGCATGACTTTCAGGTCCCATCGAACGAACTCGTGCCATTCGGCCATACCTGGTTCGATCCCGCTCGCGGCGTCCTGCTCTGCGGGTGAGATGACTTCGTGGCCGCGGTTGCGGAGCGCTTCCGCGAAGGCGTGGAACGCCGGGTAGTTGAACTCGTCGTAGCCGGTCATCGGGCCGGAGAGGTAGACCTTCACGCGCCCCGCCCGATCCATAGCCCGGACGTGCTCGCTAGGAACACGCCGCAGCCGCGCTCCAGCTCCGGGTAGCGGCGCTCCGCGTCATGCACCAGCACCGGCCCACCGTACCCGTTCGTCAGCCACTCACGGATGTCCGCGGCGCGGTATTCGTAGCCGGAGTCGACGAAGACGAGGTCCGGCTCGAGGTCGAGCCCGTCGGTCGTCGCCGAGATCGACGCGGGCAGCCCGAGCAGCAGTTCTTGCGCGTCGGGCCAGAACTGCCGCTTCGGTTCGATCGTGAGTAGCGTGCCGCCGTCTCCGTTCTCGCGGAGCGCCTCGGCGATGAAGCAGCCGGTGACGCCCATGCCGGTGCCGAGCTCGAGCACCCTTTCGGGTCGGGTCGCGCGGATGAGCGCGTAGAGCAGTTCGCATTCCTCGAGCGCGGGCGCCATCTGCTGGTAGGGCGGCGGGAACAGGTGCCAGCCGCCGGGGCCTGGCTTCGCGCTCGCGCGGAGCTCGGCGAGCGTCATCGCGGTAGCCCTTCGAGGATCAGCCGGAGCGCCTCGACCGTCACGGCGCGCGAATCGGTGCAGCGGTCGGAGCCGCCGCCCGGCGGTATCCCGTCATGGAGCGACACCACCGAGCCGGGCCGGATTTCGCCGAGGACGACGCGGGCGAGCGCCTCCGGGTCGGTCGCCGACCAGTCGTCCGGGATCAGCGACGCGCCCTGATGGGCGAGCGAGAGGCTTTCGGCGATCTCGAGGACGCGCTGGTCAGCACCGAAGTACGGTGCCCGCCATACCCGCGGCCGGGTGCCGGTGGCGGCGCGGATCGCGTCCTGGGTCTGGACGAGCTCGGCGCGGACGGCTCCGTCGTCGAGGTCGGTGAGGCGGCGATGCGACCAGCCGTGGTTGCCGATGCGGTGGCCGGCGAGGAACGCGCGGCGGACGATCTCGGGGTGCGCTGCGACGTGGACGCCGGTGCAGAAGAACGCGGCGCGGCGCTGATGCTCGGCGAGCAGGTCGAGGATCGCGGGCGTCCATTCGCTGGGGCCGTCGTCGAAGGTGAAGAGCGGCTGGTTGTGGTCATGGACGAAGCGCCGGGTCATACCGCGACTCCAGCTGCGCGGTCGGCGGCCTCGTTAGCGAGATCCGTCAGGCGGCATTTGTCGCATGTCTGCGTGTTCGCGACGTGGCGCGGATGAAGCAGACCGTCCTTGCCGCGTGACTCGAACATCTCGTGGCCCATGCGTCCCGCTACCCGACGCAGCGTCAGCTCGACCTGCTCGAGAAACTCGCGGTCGGTCATGCGGTCTGCGCTTTCGCGGCTCGGCGGCGAGCGCGGCTCGCGTTCTGGATAGCCCGGCCTTTCGGGGTGCGTTGCCATGCGGCGAGCTGGCAGCGGCGCGAGCAGTAAATCTGGTCTTCGCTGACGCGGTCGAACTCGCGCTCGCAGTTCTGGCAGAGCTCTTCGATCCTGATCCGTCGCCGGCGGGCTTCGCTGATCGCGGCACGGATAGCCTGGCGCTCCGCCTCGGTCACAGCCGCCCCACCACTACCGGGGCGCCAAGCCGCCGCCAGAGCCGCCGCAGACCCGCCGCCGCGAGCCAGAACATGCCCGCCGCCGCGAGCGCGACCGGCGGCGTATCAGGGCGCGCCATCCCCGTCGGTAGACCAGCGATGTGAGCGGCCCAGCCGAGCGTCACCGCAGCGTTCCCGACGCGGGCAGCGGTCGACACGCGGACGTCGCCGAGCCGCCTCAATGCTTCCTCGGTTTCGTCGGGTCGGGCGGCAACGCCCGCAGGATCTGCGCCCGAGCCTCCGCCGACCGGGCGGCGGCCTCATGGTCCGCGACGAACGCCTGGAACCCCGGCCAGTCCGCGAGGCCGAACACGATGCGGACGGTGTCGCCGCCGACGTCCTGGATCACGATCGCCATCGTGTCGGTGTCGCCGGCTTTCGCGGCGGTGACGAGGAACTGGCGCGGGAAGACGACGTGCTCCATCAGTGGGCGCCGATACTGTCGCCGAGGAGGATCCTCGTCGGGTTATCCGCTTCCGGGTTCGTGTCGAAATGGCACTCCTGGATGAGCAGCGGGAGCGTTGGGTCGAGCGAGCGGACGCGCAGCACATCGTTTTCTTCCCAGCGAAAGCTGACGCCCCTGATGATCGCTTGGCCGCGAAGAACTGCTATGGCAGACAAGATGCGATTGAAGCTCGTCACGCCCGCACCGCTTCCTGCTCCCACAGATGCATCCGAGACGCGAACAGCCGCCGATCCTCCAGCCCGCGCGCCTGACCCTTCCGATACGTCGCATCCGACGCGACCGCCCGGTTGAAGATCGGATGCAAATGCTCGACCCGCGCCTCATGCGCGTGGACGTAGCAGCCGCGCGCCTGCGCCGTCGCGACCAGCTCCGTGTCAACCCATTGATGGTCATACAGCTCGCAGTAGACCTGGCCCGGCTGCCCGACGACGCCGCCGAGCTGGTCGATGTAGCAGCGCCGGACGACGGGATGAGTCGAATGGACGCCGGAGAGGACGGCCGGGTTCGCGCCGTCGTTCGTGCCGATCACGCCGCAGTCGTACCGGGCAGCGATCTTCTCGACCTGTTCGAGCCAGCCGGGTCGGAAGCGGAGGTCGTCGGCTCCGAGCAGCACCAGCGGCTCGTCCGTCGCGTCGTAGCCGACCTGGATCTTCTTCGCATAGTCCGCCCGGCCGGGTTGCCAGTCGACGGAGAGCACCGCCGCACCGGTGGCGGCGCAGGCGTCGAACTGCTCGTCCGTGTCGGCGAGCGAGACGACGAAGAGGAGGCGGGCGCGGTCGGTCGTG